GGCGGTGCGATGGGCAGCGGAACGACGTTCCGACCCAACTTTAACGCCAAAGGCGAGATGTCTCTCAGTGGTGTCGCGACTCCTCCGGCCGTATTGGCACAGGAGCACGGGGCTCAGGTGGGGCTCTCACAGATTCCGGTGCTGCGTTCTATCATCGATACACTGGATAAGCAGGGCTCGCTGGGTCCGGTTATGGGACGTGCAAAAGACTTTGCGACGAAGCAGGGGCTCGACGCGCTCCTGATGAGTCCGGAGTCTTCGACCGCGTTCAACGACTTCAGGAATCAGTTGTCCCTGGTCAAGAGCAACCTCGCAATGGTGCATGGCGGCGCGCGAGGTGGTTCGAACCAAGCGATGGCGGAGCGATTCGACAAACTCCTGAATCCCACACAGTCACCCGCAGCGATGAAGGGCGCGCTCGACGCGTTCGAACGCTGGCTCACGCAGTATGCTGGCGCCAAGAGCAGCGACGAGCTGGATGCTGCTGACATGGCGCTCGGTATCGCTCCGGGTAACAGCCAAGGTCGCGGACCGGCGACAGGGTCCTCTGGCGCGGACCTCGGTCCGGATTGGGGAAAGTAAATGCCTCAGACAGGCGACACGAAAACAGTGAATGGCACAACCGCGATATGGGATGGCATGACGTGGCGACACGTCGATGGGCCGCTCCCCGCGGTGAAGAATCCGGCCGCGGACCTTCAGCAGCCCAACGCACACGATATGGGGTTGGCCCAGGCGTTCCTGGACAAACCCTCGGTGACGGATAAGCCGGCACTGTTCACGGACAAGACGGACCCGAACAAGGAGCACGTCTCCTGGTCGGAGGACCCGGCTCGTTCGTTCTTCGAGGCGGCGAAGGGTGTTCGGCACGGGGTGGCTCAAGCGATAAACCCCGTCGCGATTACCAAGGGTCTTGTCGGTTACGGGGAGAACGGGTTGGACCCAACGAACGCGCTGTTCGGTCTCCCGAAGGCGCTCGTGAAAGCTCCGGGAGCCCTGGCGACTCTCGCGCAGAACCCCTCTCTCGTAACGGAGATTCCGGGGATTCTCAACAAGAACCCCGGCGCCGAGGGTGAACTGCTCGGCACGGCTGTAGCGGGTGAACGAGTGCCCGCTCTTGCAGAGGCGGGTCTGACCCACGGACCGGGGGTTGTCGGCGGAACGATTCGTAAGGCGGGAGAATTAGCGGAGAAAGCGGGCACGAGCAAACTGGCGAAGAAGGCCCAACAGTATGCGCCGATTGAGGCGCTGACAGGGCACCTTCCGGCAGCAGCGGCCTCTCTGGTTATCCCTCCGGCACTCGAATACGGTGGCCGGGCCGCACAGCGGGTTGGCAGCTCTATTGAGGGGCTCAACCTCTCGTTGAGAAGTCGGATAGCGAAAGCGGCCCAGGCAGCTCCTGAGGGACAAGCGATGCTCACTCCAGAGGATGCAGCGGCGCGTCCTCGGCTTGGACCCGCACGGATGAGCAAAGAGGTTCCCTACAATCCGGGTGAACTGAGCAATCAACCGCCCGCGACCGATGTCTCACTGCGAGGCTTGGAGCAAGCGATTACGCCCGATGCGGGGGTTCCGGATACAGGGATGTCTACAGGGAATTCCCCCGAAGCGGTGCAGCGCGGACTCGCGCAGCTCCGGAGCCGCACGAACAACCTGAAGCCCAACTACATGGACGAGCAGGTAGCCGGGATTGCGGAGCGGGCGAACACGATGGGGCGGCAGTCGGAGAATTCCCTCGCTCTGGGATACGAGAATGTCCCCGAAGGCGGGATTCGCTCGACCGCGGACATCGACGCGTTGAGGCGACGTCCGAACACTATCGAGCCGAACGCTTTCACCGGCAACCCGGCGACCCAGGGACTCGAAGCGAGCCTTGCGGAGCTGAGGCAGAAGGCTGGACCTCAGAACCCCGCGTTCACGGAATTCGGGAGCACGAACGATTCTCCGCTCCCTGGTGAAGACGGCAGCTACGACCTCGGGGACATCTCCGAGAAACCAACAATCACAAACGAACAGCTTGATAAGGTGGCTGGTGATAAGGAAGCGATTCGCAACCTCTTCAACAACTACTTCGGCAGCAAGGTGGCGGGCAGATAGATGGGAACCCTGTTAACTGTTATAGGCGTATCGGTCCCGGTCATCATCTTTGTGCTGACCGTGACCTTCAAGCTTGGTCAACACGCTGCGCGCCTAGAAGCACTCGAAGAATGGAAGACGAATGTGCGCGGCGACCTCCACGAAGTCTCGGAACAAATGGCAGTGATGAACAACTCGCTCACATCCCTCGCCACACTCATTGAGGAACGGACTCAGAAACAGCTTCCGCTTCAAACCGCTGCTGCGCGTGCGGAAGCGTTGCAACTCGTAGAAACCGCGAAAGCAGCGGCTCTTGAGATACTGGCATCTGCCGCGAAGAAAGCGGCCACTGAGATAAAGGCACAATAATGGCAAAGAACTGGATTGCCGGCGCGATTAAGCATCCCGGCGCGATGACGAAAGCGGCTAAAGCGGCCGGCGAGTCAAACAGTGAATACGAACAGGAGCACAAGCATAGCTCCGGCAAGGCGGGCCAGCGGGCTCGTCTCGCCCTGAGCCTCAAGGGGCTCCAGCACGCAGCCGGAAAGGGCGGCAAATCCTAGCGAGGATGAGCAGCCTGACGACTTCTCAACCAGGGCAGGGGGTTACTACCCCCCTCCCTCCCTCCAATCAATCCTGGGGCATCCTCGCGGTTCTTACGTTTTACGTAAATCCGCCTCCCACCCTCCTTGGCATGCTCCTTGCATGTAATCCCTTAGACCACTATCATTTAGGAGCCTAAAGATGACGAAAGACCGCAAGTGTGCGGGTTGCGAGAACCTCGTGTATCGCGACAGCAAGACCGGCCTTTGTAAGGATTGCTACGGCAAATCTACGGCTCACGTTCCGGTAACCCTCGCGGCTGTAACAGCTACCGAGACTCTCGCTGCAGACAGGGAGAAGCGCAGATTAGCGGACGAACTGAGCCGCACCAAGGCGCTCTACAGCGAATCCCTGAAGACCATCGAGCAGCAGGAAGCCGACCTGCGGGCGATGAATGTCATGGCTTCAGGACAGGCGTCGTTCGACATCGTCCCCAGCGTGGGACAACGGGGCAACGAGGGGACCGCGGTTATCGTGGCGTCCGACTGGCACGCGGAAGAGAAGGTGCTCCCTGGTCAGGTGAACGGCCTGAACGAGTATTCGCTGGACATTTGCACGAGGCGTGCAACTAAGTTTTTTCAGGCAAGTCTGAATCTGGTCCAGCTCCTGGAAGAGCGGCTGGCGATTCCGAACATCATCCTGGCGCTCCTGGGCGACTTCATCACGAACAACATCCACGGAGAGGACAACGCGGAGACGAATGCGCTCCAGCCGATGCATGCGATTACGTTCGCGATGAATCTGCTTATCAGCGGTATCGACTTCTTGCTCGCAAACACGACGGCGACCTTTGTGGTTCCTTGCCACTCTGGGAACCACGCGCGCACGACCCAGAAGACTCGCTTTGCCTCGGAGAACGGGCATTCGCTGGAATATCTGATGTATCTGACGCTGGCGGCGCACTACCGGCACGAGCCGCGTATCACGTTCCTAATCGCAGAGGGGATGCATTCCTATGTCGATGTCTATAAGGGTGAGCCGGGCGCGACGACCATACGTTTCCATCATGGGCATGCAGTTAAGTATGGGGGAGGCGTTGGCGGTATCTACATACCGGTTAACAAGGCCATCGCTCAATGGTCTAAAGCTCGTCATGCCGACCTCGACGTTTTTGGGCATTTCCACCAAATGCGGGACGGTGGAGCTTTTCTGTGTAACGGGTCACTTATCGGCTACAACTCCTTCGCCCTTTCGATAAAGGCCGACTTCGAGATGCCGCGACAACTGCTATTCCTGATTGACCGTAAGCGCGGCCGCACATGCACATGGCCGATTCTGGTGAGGTAAGAATGACTTGGGTTGAACTGGTTTCCGTGTCTGCGTCTATCGGGTATGCATGTTCGTGGGTCATCCGCTTTGCGAAGAGGGTCATCATGGGAGTGAAGCACATTGTGCCTCAGGCGGTGCAGGACTTAGCCATCGAGCATGCGAAGGCTGCGGCACTGGCCTACGTGGATAACGCGACCAAACGTAACGCGGTCCTGGCCCAGCTCGAACGTGCTGGTGTCCCGGAGAACCTCGCTCGTCTCGCCGTCGAACTTGCCGTGTTCGCTATCAAAGCTGAAACGCAGAAATAGGAGGCTCACATGTTCGGATGGAAAAAGAAAGGAGAGCAGCGCCCGAAAGGATGGCTCGACAGGAAGGTCTTCACCGGCGAGTTTGAAGACCTGTGGATAGACATTGGGATATTCGGGACGGGGCTTCTACTCGCCTACCTTCTCGCGTATACCCCGCTTTAACCAACTGGAGATTTAAGATGAAGCTCACGAACAGCATTATCTGGGGCAGCGCCCCGGTCACGCTCGTCGTTCTGAAGACCATCATGTGGGGCACCTAGTCGTGGGAGAAATCCTCGACTGGTTGTTCGGTCTCGGTTTCTAATCATTCTATGGAGGGATGTATGAAGGTTACCAATACCATCGTGTGGGACTAAGAGTCGCACAGTCAGGCTGGGGACATCGGGTCCTCAGCCTTTCTTTTTCAGGAGGGGTAGTATGGATATTGACCGTGCGCTCGTTCGCAAGCGTATTGAGGAGTGCCGTCGTGGAGCCGGAGTGGTCAAGAGCTGGAAGGTGAAGGGGACGAATAATTTCATCCAGCTCATGTTCCCAGGGCTCCGAATCAACTTCTATCTCCCGACACCGGATGACGTCGTAGAGTCTCCGCCGCATACGCACGACCTGGGGTTCACGTCCACGGTGCTCTACGGAGTGTTCACGAACACCGTCCTGGACGTCGAGGAAGACCCTGATGGTAGCTACGACCGCTGCACGTTGTTAAAGCCGACGCCGTTCACGTTCAAGTTTAACAACACGGGACAGCGATGTGAGGTTATCCGGGAGACCTCGAAGAACTATCGCGCGGGTGACACCTACTCGATGGACCCGCGGCAATACCACTCGACGGTGTTCGCCCAGGAGACCATCACGTATATGCGGCGCTGGCAGGAAGAATTGGTGCAAACGTTTCACCTCGTGCCGCATGGACGGAAGATGCCGCTCCTACCTAAGCGGCAAGTGACGAAGGCGGAACTTCCCGGCATCTGGCGCATCATCGACGGCCAATGCGAGAAAGCCGGCATCTAGGGGGACAGCATGGAAGGCGCACTAGCGTGGATAGGTAAGATAGCCGACTGGATAGGACAGTGGATTCCCCGCTGGGTAGTGCTGGACCCAACAGAAGGCGCGATTAAGTATGTGGGAGGGAAGCGGATTGTTCCCTGCGGAGCCGGCGTTCACTTCTACTGGCCGGCTCGCACTATCTGGCAAGCCTATCCAGTAGCGCGACAAACCGACAGGCTCGAATCACAAACGATGGAAAGCAAGGATGGGAAGACCTTCATTGTTGCCGGCACCCTGACTTACAAGGTGCTCGACATCGAGAAGCTACTCCCAGTGACACACTCACCGTCTACCGCGGTTATCGACATTGCGATGACGGCCGTGCATGACGTCTGTTGCCAGTTCGATTGGGAGGCACTCCAGGAGGAACAGCGCAGGGGGACCTTGAAGACCAAGCTGCGGAACGCGGCGCAGCGAGACCTGACGGAGTTGGGCATCGAAGTGATGGTGCTGAAGCTGAATACCCTGGCCCGATGCCGGGTGCTGAAAATCTCACAGTCAACTAGCACGGAGGAGAACTAGATGATACCGAAGAAGAGAGGGAACTTCGACCCAGCGAAGTCGGCTATCAACTGTGGGTGCGACCCGGGCATCAACTGGACCTGCGAGCGGTGCCTTATCGAACAGCGCGGCTCGCGCATTCAGAAGACCCCGGATGGCGGAGAGATTCTTGTGGTGCTTGCACCGAAGGAGGAGCTTCAAGTGGTCATCGAACACAAAGACGCGCAGACGGACATCGCGTTCCAAGGGTTAGACGCCATCAAGCGTGAGGACGATGCGAAGTATCGTAAGGCCATCAGCGAACCGGAGTATCGCAAGCAGCGCGAGGCACTCAAGGCGAGTCGGCCGGGTGTGTTCCCGGAGTCAGCCGCGGGCCGGAAGACCTATCCGCTGTTCACCGGGCTGTTGATGTATTTCCCAGATGCGCTCGCGGCGGTCTCTCACGTCAGCTACAAGGGCAACGAGCAGCACAATCCCGGCGAGCCCCTGCATTGGGCGCGTGAGAAGTCCACGGACCAGACGGATACCACGATTCGCCACATGGTGGACCACGGAGTCGGGCATACGAAGGACAGCGACGGCGGCTATCACCTCGCGAAGGCGGCTTGGCGAATCCTCGCGGAGTTGCAGTTGACCATCGAGAAGGAGAGGGGGATTCGATGAGGGTGTATATCGCGGCACCGTGGGTTCGGCGACCAGAAGCGATTGCGTTCGGTGACCGTCTCAAGGCGCTCGGTATCATCGTCACGTCGCGCTGGTTCACACACGAGGACGTGAGCGTGGACGGGAAGGGTAACACTGGCCCAGTCGAAGCGCTTCAACAGCAAGCACGGGAAGACGTCCAGGACGTCCTCCGGTCGCATGTGCTCGTGGTGTTGAATCTGCAGAAGTCGGAAGGGAAGGCTGTGGAGACCGGCGTTGCCATCGCGAACGCGATTCCAGTTATCTCGGTTGGCAAGCGCTCGAACATCTTCCAGTCGCTCGGCATCGAGGTCGAGGACCAGGACGCGGCCATCCAGGCGCTCGGCGACTTTCAGAAGCAGCAGGACGCTATCGAGGCGGACCTGAGGGAGCGCTACAAGTTCCGCGAGCAGTTCAACTAATACACCTCAATCCGCTGGACAGGGGAGGCTATCGACATAGCCTTCCCCTTCACATCCTGTCCCACCTCGGTCACCTCCACCATCCACACTCCCGGCGTCCTCAGCGTGAAGTATTTCGTCCAGGTGCGGATAGGCGGGTCCTCCACGGTCCAGCAGTCCGACGACCCCTCACCGTCCTCGTGAACCCATGTGAGGCACACCGTGCCAGCGAGGAACCGCGGGTCCAGATGGACCTTCGTCCTGATGGTGAGCGGGGAAATGCCAACAGTTGAGGATATCTGTAGCAGGGAGATGAAGAGGGAGAGGAGAATGCCCATAGTCTTATTTTACCACGAGGAGGGGGTTGTTGGGGAGACGTGACGTCTCTCCCCGGCTAGCCCTTGCTAGCACGCTGTGGGACCCAGCTGGTTCTTTATATGCAGCCTAGACCGTCACAGAGCAGTAGTGTTAACCCTTCGGTGCTGGGAGAGGCGCGGAGGCTGGCCCAGAATGAATCTCTGATGGGAGCAACCATTCCGGTCCCATCTCAATCCGGTCAGGATGCGTTCCCCAGACCAACTTGGGTGGCTCCGGTGGGGCGCTCGCGGGCCACGTCAACGTCGCGCCTCCGTATGTCCAGTGGTCGCCGTCATGGCCCTTTGGCTTATCGCAGGTCCGCCAACCATCAGGCGAAGGAGTGCAGCAGGCTTGCGGTGGGGCACTCGCGGGAGCGGCTGCGAGACGGTTCGCCCACTCCAGTATCTGTAAACGGGTTTTCTCCCCAAAGCACCCTTCGTAAGCCAGCATCTCTTTGGCTATCGTTGTCGATGTATCTGTGCTCGCGGGAGCGGCACGGACCAAGGCGCAGTCAGGATGCTCACATTGGTCGAACGGATGCCATTTCTTATCCGGCGAATGACCAGTCGTGCTGTGATTCAACCGTGCCATCCCCTTCGCTAACTCTCGCAGTCGGTCCTCAGCCGTCCGTCGTGCGTCAGTCATTCTTCACCGTTCCAGAATAGCGCCTGTTTGTAATAAGGCGCGGGGTGTCGTTGCCAACTGCATCCGCCCATCGCACAGCAGATGTAAATCATCTCCGTGCGTGTTGGAAGGTCATAGATGCCATCTGGTCCGTGCAGGTAATCACCATGTGTCACAATACGCATGGAGTCAGGAGCGGCCTGTGCGAGTTTAAGGAGCTTACGCAAGGTGCCGACGGTCACAGTGTTTCCTCCGTTGTTGGTATCAGCATTGGCTCCATGAGCCTTGAAGTTTCCGGCGTCATTTCCGCATCAATTTCCAAGATTCATAGATAATACACCTTTTAGAATCAGCCTGTTGCGGACGCCAACGAAAGATGATTTCCTCTTGCAGTTCCGTTTTGATTTCCGCTTGCCATCAAAATTATGTGTATACACATACGGGTATTTTTGTGTATGCTGAAAGTGTGTCTCTCACTCCGAAACAGGCGCGGTTTCTTCAGCTGCTGGCGACCTCAATGACCAGCTCGGGATACATGGATGGTTCCGCTGTCGGTGCAGGCGGGGCGGCAGCCTGGAGGAGCGCCTCGACGTCCTTATAGTGAACCCACTTCCCCTCGTCCGCCCGCTCCATTGTCGTCACCTCGACACCGCACGCCTGGACGGTCTCCAGGTCATAGCGCTTCAGGTTATTCATCCTTCCCTCCGGGGCAGGTGATTTTCTCGTAGGGCTTCGTCGGCTTGTTCTCCGTCGCCTCTTCAATCCACGCAGCCGCACAGCCCAGGGAGATAAGCTTCGCCTTGTTCAGCTCCTTTCGCACTGGCTGGACCAGGGCGAGACTGAACCCATCGACCGCGAGCTTGTCCTCGCCAGTCGATTCTCGCAGTTCACCAATTTCCCCCTTCAACGCCGTCATCTGCCCGTCGATAAGGTCTCGCTGCGCCTTGAGGTTCGCATAGACCTGCAAGCCGGCGCGGAGCTTCTGTAGGGTCTTCGGCTTGATTTTCACCACCTGGGTGACCGTGGTCGTCGCTTTGGTCGTCTGAGTCAAAGCCATGTCTACCTCCTATGCGGTTCGACGGGTAACGTGTCCGCACGTCGGACAATTTTCGATGTGCATGGGAATCGGGTCAGCGACGTATTCCCAGATAACCTGTCGGCGATTCGTCGCCGGGTTGACCGCCTTCTCCCCGCTATCCCGAACGTGCCCGGCATCCCGTGCTACGCTCCGCGCCTGTTGATACAGATGGTCGCAGCAGTCGATTCCCCAGACCGCCTCGAACAAGGGACGCAGCTCGTAGTCGGCGAGGCGGGCATGCTGTTTATACAACGCAATGACCTGTGTAACGGCGTCTCCCATCTTCTTGCGGTCGAGGCGAGCCATCGCTTCGTGGGACGTCTCGGGGTCGCTCGTTCGCGCGTGCAATTCCATGTTCATTTGTGATACCTCTCTCCTGTCCAGCCTTCGGCTTCTACGGGACATCCGTCCGCCCAGTCGGGCGTCTCGGACATCAGTTGTTCGAATTCGTGGACGCTGCCGGTGCCAATGAGCGCCTCGGCTATCAGCTCATCATGCACTGAGAGGACCACTTCATACACACCTCTCTCTTCTGCACGGAGCATGCCATCGGCCATCAGGTCCCGACTGATAGCTTGCACAATGTTTTCGACAATCAGCCCGCCGTAGATGGTCTGGCGTTTCCACTTTTTAGTATACCCGTCGATACCCATGAAGGACAGTTGTTGCTTTTCCTTCCCCCACGGCATCATCGCGGTCTTCACACGAGGCTCGCTGTAGGCCAGCCGGCGCCCGCTGGGGAGCACGCAGTAAAGGAAGGGCGCTGTGTAGACCCAGGTCACCTTGCCCTGCTGCACGGGGCTCCTGGTGACCACAGCGGCTATCGCAGCGGCTTCCTGGTCTGCCCACAGGTTCTTCACGCGCCAGTATTTCGTGCGATAGGCCAGAACCACCTTCGCCCCGGTCATCGTGCCGTCTAGGTCATCGTCCGACTCGAACGGGTGGTCAGCACGACCGTGTTTACCCAGGGCTTCTCCGCAATCATCGCAGAAGAAGTCTTCAGGAATTTCAACTCCAGCGGCAGCGCAGGACGCAGCGAACTTAGCGGCGCCCATTTGGTAGCCGAGACCCAGAATGGCGATTTTCCCCAGTCCGCGTTCCTTCGGATGGTCCTTCTTATTAACCGCATACCCGTAGATGGCCTCCGCCATGTCGCAGTAGATGTCCGCGTGGCTGCGGAAGAGGTTCAGCCCAGGCTCGTCCTCAGCCAGCCATAGGAGCACGCGCGCCTCGATGCTGGCGAAGTCGGCCACGTAAAGGGTGTGACCGGGCCGGGCCACGATGGCGCCACGCAAGCCGGCACTCAATGCTTCCATCATCCCGCCATAGCTCGCAGCGACTGCTTCCCGCGTCCACGTCTTCAGGGCGACCCACAGCGTGTTGATATCGTCCGCGGTTGGTTTGGCTCCTTTTGCCGTGGGCGCTAGCTTCGGAAAGTTGTGTGGCTGAATCCCTTTACCCGACCACCGTCCGGTGCTTGCCCCGTGATACAGGAGTCCCCCGCGAACGCGCCCATCGGCGGGGTCCATCCAAGCGTCCATAGCTGAATACTTCGCCGTAGAGGACCGGCCCAGAGCCCGCATGAGTTCGATGGCCCGCCTCGCTCGCGCGCTAAGACGAGGATTTGTGAGCACACCATCAAGAGTGGCCGCTTGTGTATCTGGTAGCGCACAGTCTTCTGTCGCAAGCCACACCTTCATATCATCGCGCTGGGTTGTCTTCAGCACGTAGCCATCGGTGACTACGGCCAGTTCGTCGTTTAGGACCTCGGTCTCGTGCTCGACCAGTCGGAGCGCGGTGCTCACGGCTTCGGTGTCCAACTGGAATCCACGGGTGTTCATCTTCAGGTCGAGGTGGAACAGGTCCCGCTCGTGCGGGTGCAGGTCCTCCAAGGCTTCACTGAGCGCCTCCTCGGCGAGCACGTCCTGCCGGCAGTAGGCCCACAGGGCATCGAATAGCTCAACCGACTCGTGCCACAGGAGCGCCGGCTCAGGCACGCCAGCAGCCGCCCAGGCCGCTCGCTCAGCCTTCCTGGACTTCCGGGGCGACCGGGTCTTTTTCGAGACGTGAACCGCCTTGAGGACCTTCACACCCTCGGTCTCGGTCTTGCGCGTGTCCTTGCGAATCTTGACGTGCAGTGCTGCGATAGCTTCGTCTAACCCCCGCGGTAAAGCGTAGGACGCCGCCTTCGCAGCGGAGCACAACCACTGGCTCTGTCGTATGACCGGGAAGTCGAAGCGGGGCCGGAGTATATTGTTCCATATGCAAAACTCGAAGAAGACGTTGTGAGCTTCCACTGGTTCGCCCTGGTCAAGCCAGCGCACCAGCTCGCCCAGGTCATCCAGGTTCGCCGGCTCCTCAATACCCAGGTGAGGGAACGCCGGATGCCAGAGCCCTGTGCGGCCTTTCTCCCAGTAGGGGAGTCGAAAGGCCATGCACAGAGGCTCTGTGGTTGGGTCGATGGAATACCGCCACGTCCCGCACGTCTTCAGGTTCGCGGCGCTCCGCGTCTCGAAGTCGATTGTGGCGCGGGGTTCACGGGTCATTTTTTACCTTCTAAGAAGCGGTCAATGCGTTGCGCGGTGGATGTGCCCAGGCGCCGGGTCTTGCCTGTGCTCTCGTCATGCACCTCGATGTTTGCCCACTCCTCAATACCCGCGGCTGTCGCGAGGCGCATTGAATTGCTGAAGTAGTCGGCTACAGCCTTGCTCGACTTCACCCCAATCCCAGGGAGCTTGCAAAACGCGCGCCGCCATTCGTTGATGGGCACGAGGGTGGGCTGGTCATGCACGGCGATATGGGACGTATGATGGTCAAGCGCTTGGTCCGTCCACCAGCGGTAAAGGTTGGTGATAAATCGCACCGTATCGTTCCGGCTGTTAGTGTAGCGTGCATGAAGACCCCCGCACAGCTCGAACGTAAGCACATGCTTCTCCATCTCACTAGCGAGCATGTTCCCCTTGAGAGGACGCCAACCGCGCGATTGTCCCTGCCATGTGACAATGTTCCCGCGGTCGTCGGTCCGCCAGTTCCCCTCGACCACGAGCCACGCATGCTCATAGTGTGAGCGGAGCCCAGGAAGCTGGTGGCCGGCGAGGCGCCCGGAACGCACGGAGCCCACGAAGTCCGACAGGGTCTTCAGCTCAACCCCTATATCGACGGAGGACCCCTTGGTCCCCCGTCCACTGAACGCGACGTCGGCGAATTCCAGTTCTACTAGTTCCGCTTCCAGACCGGCCGCGCGAAGAGGCTTGAGCAGGTCCTTCGAGCCGATACGCCGGTCAACGAGAATCATGCCCAATCCTCCTCGGTCGTGTCGGGGAAAATCGCTGTCGCCAGTGTGACGAAGTCGATGTTCTCGAACGTCTCACCCTGGACATCCATACCGGCAGGACCGCGCGCCTTCGTGACGTTGATGCGGAAGTCCTTGCCGACGTTCTCGTGGTGGAACACCATGTTCGCGAGCGCGCCGATATCGTCCATCCCATCGGGGATGCGGTTCCCACTCTGCACGCCGGGTCGCTTCCCCGTCGCAGGATTGAGCTTGCCGGGAATCCACTCGTTCTTCATCCCCTGGAGGATGCCGAAGTTGAGCCCCTCGACGCCTTTCGCCAAGGCAATCATCCGGCGAATGTAGTCCTTCGCGGAGTCCCAGTCCTTGGCACCAGCCGCGCCGTAGGCATCGTCCGTGCCCCACATTGCCTTGCACAGCAGCTTCCACAGGTCCGTCTCGCGGTCCCAGATAATCGTCCGGGCCTTCTGTGAGGCGTCTTCGAAGTCTTCGAGGAACTTCGCCCAGGCGTCCTTCGCCTTCTCGACCGTGAACGATTCACCGATGGTCGCCCCGATATCATACGAGGCGACGTAGATATCCTTGTCCGCGGCGAACTTCTGCACGACACCTTCGAGCCCCAGGTCCATCGTCTGCACGACGATAGGTTGCGGAGCGCCCAGCCAGAAGTGCGTCTTACCCGCGCCAATCTCGCCGACGCTGGCGCCGATGATACGCGGCGTGATGTCGGTCGTCGCCTTGGTGTAGCGGCTGAAGGTGTCTTTACTTTTTGCCATCGGTCTCCTCTGATTCGAAGATGAAGCTACGTTCACCATTGATGCGCGCCGCGAAGATACTCCGCACGGGCTGCAGTGCAGTGCCGTTGCGGATATAGACGTTCTCCTCTCCGACCATTTCATTCCGATTGATACCAATGCGCGCTGCAGCCATCCACAGCTCGCCCCACGACATGCCGGCTTTCAACGCTGCGATACGGAGCCCACGTTGCGACCGGCGCTCCAGGATGCCAGTGAGCACGCCCAGGCCAATACAGGAAGCGCCCAGGAGCACGAACGACATCACCGTATGCATCTCGAAGAAGTGGCCCGCGAAGAAGACGCCCAGGATAGCCGCGAACGAGAGTATCGCAATCACTTAATCCTCCCTGTGTGAAGCGCGTGGTTCATGCACATCTGCTCGTTCTCGATTAGCTCAACGTCGTTCCAGTGTAAGTGGAACAATCGGAATTGCGGCTTCCACGGTTGGTGGAGAAACAACGCAGCGAGCACGCCGTCGTGCAGGTCGAGCCAGCGCGCGTAGAGCATCATCTGGGTCAGATACTTATTCAGCTTCTGAGGCAGATAGTTAGTCTCCGTCGTGGGCATATCCTTAGCGCTCATGGAGGTAAGCTTTATTTCCCAAAGCCGCGTCTTCCCATTGAACTGCAGAAGGTCTGGCGAAAAGGCCACGCTATGCGGAGGCGGGGAAAAGAATTCGCCCGGCCGCTCCACCACAATACCGGACTTCTCCAGGAGGTATTCCAGATGCTTCTCCCAGGCGGTGCCGAGTGCCATGAGCACGGGGTCTGGTGGTTCGTCGCCATAGTCATACCGCTTAGGCTCCAGGAACTTGTAGAGGTCACCGTAAATCTCACTCGCATGGAGCCCCGGCGACCGCACAAGGTCGGACGCGAGGAAGTCGATGCCGTGGTCGAACACCGGCTTCACAATCATTTCCGTGTTCTCCACAGATGAAACTTAAACCACACAGGAGGATAGAAATGGAACATGAACCAACGCGAGGAAACAAGGTATCCCCGGCGCTCGTAGTGGCGCGTGTAGTTGAAGCGCGTTACTCGCACAGCATCCTCCTGAAACACTTAAGGGGCGCACAGACCGCCTATGTCCATGCGCCCCTGTTCGCTGAGAGCGGATTCGTGTTGTTAGTTTGACGGGACGCTATGCCCGTCTACTCCGGTGCGCTCTCGTTCGAGATGGTGAAGGCCACGCACTATCCGCCGTAGCGGGTTGCGTCGTTACTGCCGCTTCGCTAGCCTTCGATTGGTGGAACCGCTCCGACCGTCGTCGGCATCTAGGACTGTTCACCCTAGAACTTCGGGCTCGTTCTCGGCCAGTATGCGGCCCCGTTACTTAGTGCCGGTGGGCTCGACAGTTCCCACTTCTCCCACACCAATGCGGGGCTCTATTTCGTCGTCTTATGAGCTACGGCATCCGGATGGGAAGTTCAGCTACCTATGCGGGACCGGGGTATCCGTAGCCCGCCCTTTCGAAGTAGCTCCATATCGCGCAGGAGGTTTCCCTTCCTGTTACCCCGCGTTTATCCTCCCCAAAATCAATCTTGGCTGACAGAGCAGGATTTGAACCTGCGACCATCCCGTTAACAGCGGGGCGCTCTACCGACTGAGCTACCTGTCAAAAGGCCGGGTTAGTTAAAGTGCAACCCGGCGAATCACTAGCGGGACTTATGGCTCGGATTCGATGTCCGGTTAAGTCGCTGCCCGCGTATCCTTACTCGTCGTCGCCGTCCGTCGCCTCGACCGTGATGACTTCCTTGTCTTCGTTGTAGCTCCAGCCGTCCTCGGTATTGAGGAACTTATCGGAGAGCACCAGCTTGCGGACCGCCTCGCGCTGCGGATGCTTGCTCATGCCGTTCTCCGGCTTCAGGAGCGCCATCGAGACCTTCGCCTTCGCCAGCTTGCCCTTGTTCGCCGCGACGACCTTCAGGATGAACGCGGTTGCGAGCGATTCGACCGTGACTTCCTCGTCGGCCTCCTCGACAACCGCCGTCTTCTTGCCCTTGGTCGCGACCGGCGCCGCGGTCTTCTTTGAGCCCTTGGTGCCGGGCAGCTCGTAGACCTGGTCGATGGTCGTCGTCGTCACCGGGAACGTCTTGCCTTTGTGCGTCCCCTTCTTCACCAGACGGGTCTTCGGCTTCCCGTCGCGGTCCAGAACCGGGCTCTGGACGAACCGAACCCGTGTGCCGATGATGGGCTCGAAGTTGATGGAATCGGGGTCATCGCTGAACCGATTCTCATCGAAGTTCGCCTCGACCAAGGACGCGATGAAGCGCGATGCCGGCTGGTTCTGCCCCAGGGTCGCCTCGCCTCCGCCGACCGCGGTCAGGGTCAGGCCATCCTCGGACACCTCGAACTGCTCGAAGTCGCCCGCCTTCAGCAGGTCCTTCAGCTCGTCCTCGGCGCCGTCCAGCAGATACGTGTATTCCAGGTAGAGCCAGTGGAACTTCGGGTCCTTCGAACCCGGATAGTTGCCCGGTTCGAACGCTTCGCCGTTGAATTCGTCGGTGAACCGGTAGCCGGTAATCTTGCCGTCCACACCGTTCAGCCGCCCGCCCGTCGCCGCGCGGAATGTCGAAGGTCTTGCGCCCATGTAGCCACTCTCCAGGTTAGTTGGTTAATGTCCGTTTGCAAACGTCTACCCAAGGATATACTGCAACGACCGTGCCAAAGTGTGTAGCCCTAGCAGCGGTAGCGTCCCTGCGCCGCCCCACTATATGGCAGACCGGCCTGTTGCTTCTCGTTCTGATTCGAGGACATCTCTGTCCCCTGCGCGTAGGACATCGGGGGATGCAGCAGGTGCAGGAGCTGGATGAAAATCTGTTCGGTATCCGCCCGCCCATCGACGTCGAGGAGATTCAGAAGATTCTGCGCCATCGTGCGGCTCAGGGCGATGCCCACGAGGGGCTCCTGAGGTTCCGGTTCCAACCAATCTACTCTAACCATTGTTCTCTCCCTCTATTTCGAACTGCCGACGCAGCAGCTCGTTCTTATACCATTCGGGCATCCCCTTGGTTACCGCGCGCTGGACATGCGGCCATGCCCACTTCCACAGTAGCCGCTTTATCTCCTCCTTCTCTTCCATCCCCAGGTCCTTGGCAATCTCGGGAATCAGCAGCCCGATGTCCTTCGGGGAATCGGTGAGCTGGCCCGCCTCCCGGAGATGCTGGACAGCCTTCATCCACCGTGCCTCGGTCGTGTAGGTCTTCGCAAGCCGTTCGAGGATATCCCCGCTATTCGGGCTCGTCTCCTTCCACGCGTGCTTGTGGGCTTCCTTGAACCGCTCGCTGACGAACTTGCCCATCAGGGTCTTCTTGTCCTGGCCGTAAAGCTCGACCAGCGGCTTCACCACGACCCCCTCAATGAGCTGACCGCCCAGCACACTGGTCGTGGTATCCAGGATGGTCCTGAGGGTCTCTAGGGTCGTCGGCGGGCTCGCGGTGCCCGGCTTGGACACATAGAGCACCGGCACACATTCGAGCCCTAAGCGGTCCGCCTCGTAACGCTTCGCCACGGGGTTGAGCCACTCGCTGTCGCCCGTGCTCACGTCGAACAGGATGACGTGGTCCTTCGGAGCCCGGTCATAACTGAGCGTGTTATGTTTCGGCTTCGCGAGATATTCGCACCGGTATGTCCAACCGGGGTGGAGCAGCCCTTCGTCACGGAGCCGCTTTGCGGTATCAACCGCCCGGTTGAACATCTTCTCCGGCGCATCCACCATCATCACAGCGCCCTTAGAGCGGACCATCAGTTCGTAGTCGTGCGGCCCGCCTGGGATGCGTAGTAGAGCCAACGATGCACACAGGTCATTCGATGGTCTCCCGCTCCTCAATACGAAACAGACCGTGCAACCGCGTCAACAGGTGTGCCGGCTGCGAAAGATACTGGCCGGTGAACGTGATAACCGATACGAAGTATTTGTTGGCTGTGGCTTTCACCACCATGCCCTGGAACAGCTCACCTGTCGCCGTGTGAGTCCCTTCGACCAAATCGCCCGCTCCCAGGGGTAACTTCTGTTTGCACGCTTCACAACGCTTCATACATCCCTCCCAAGTCTCTGGGGCGTCTCCTCCTCCCCTCTTATAGAGGGGGAGGGAGGGTCGTCCAACCAGTCTGACCGCCTTTGTTTTCAACAACTTAAATCAAGTCCCATACCCTAAAAGTTCGTGGGACTAAATCTCGTGAACAAGGTGATATTGCTTGTTTTCCTTAATGATTTCGCTGTTTTCCTTTAGTCTCTCCAAATGTCGGAAAAACGATGTTCGGCTCAGTCCCAACTGCTGTTCTGCGAGGGACTGCCACTCTGTGACGCCCATAGCGCCATTCTCATAGAGGAGATTGAGCACAGCGCTTTTCTTCACCGACACTTCAGTCTGCCGAGTCTCGTTGACAATGACGATGGTATCCTCGTCGGGCATATCGCGCGTCCTCAGGATGAGGTCTTCGAATTCCTCCGCGTCCTTTTGCTTCGAGCACGTAAGGGTGAGCGCGCCTTTCTTGTTCGAGAGGGAGAGCATAGCGTCTGCTGCGCCACGGAACGCAGTATTGCCTCGCTCACGGTCCCCATCGAGTCGAGTATGATGCACGACGAGAACGGTAGTATCAAACTCTTTACGAAGCCTGTCGATTCCGGCGACAAAGCGACCCATGTCGGCTTGCTGATTTTCATCGCCGTCGAAGCAGCGCGCAAGCGTATCAATGACGATAAGGTCTGGGACAACGTTTGCCTCCTCAATGCGCTCCATGACACGGGCCATTCCGTCCGAATCCGCGTAGACGGGAACGCTCTCGGTGAGCCATCCAGCAACGGCCTGGGATGGCTTGAGCTTGCGATAGCGGAGCCAGCCCTTGATGCGCTTGCCCATGCCCGCGGAACCCTCCGCACAGACATACAAGGGATAACCCTGAGTCACCTTGTGCCCCTGCCACAGACCACCAGCGGCCACAGACAAAGCAAGGTCCGACGCCAGAAAACTCTTCTTAACCCCCGGAGGTCCATAGAGCCCCACGAGCCCACCAGCGGGGACAATCCCTTCAATGAGCCACTCCGGCGCTGGTAACTGCATCATCTCCTGCGTGCTATACAGGCGCATAGCGCCCGGCTGCGTCAGGGGGAAGGTCGAAGGCCGGGAGCCCATTAGCGGCTCTCCGGATGTCGAAACAGGGCGACGAGCCCGCCAATATACAGCACGAGAACTACGAGAATGGCGACGATGTCAGCAATAGGCAACATGGTGAACCTCGTGAAAAAGGTCCGCCCAGTTACCCAGGCGGACCACAGACAATCAGAAGATGCGCGAGGCGCTGTTGAGACGATAGCCGTTGCGCTCGGTGATGATGTCGAAACCATCGTCACGCAGAGCAACGATGTCCCGACGAACAGACGGCACCGGAGCGCCAACGTGCGCGGCCAACACTCGCGCGTTCAACACCGCCTCTTTCAACAGGTTGTAAATCTTCGTCTGACGTTCGCTCATGGTGTCCTCACTCGGTTACAGGTTAACGGGGTTCGCTCTATCTACTGCAAGACTCGTGCCATCAGGCTCGACCGAACAGGCGCTGCATACGTCGGAGAATACTCTGCTCGGTCTCGCGTGGAATGTGGACATATCGCGATTCCCTCATCCCTTCAGACAGCCGGCGAACCGCGATGCGACGGCGCCGCTTCGCTGACTCCCACCCTGTGAGGCGGTCGGCCAGTGGGCGAAGCTGGCCGGTGGTGTTCGTGCGGTGACTAGTCATAACCAACCTTCTCTATGCGCGTTATTAATAGCGTCCACAGCCATACGCAGGAGCGCCGCGCGGAGCCGTGGGGTTCGAAGGATGCGCCGGATATTGATGCGCTTCACTTGTAATACGACGGCGCTTGGCACCGCTCCAGCTCGGATAGAATGGTTAGCTCGTTCTCGGTCACATCCAGGATGAGTGGGTCCATCTGTTCCACGAAGCCAGCGTCCTCGTAGCGCTTCTTCCAGGCGTGCGCGTCTGTCATCCAGACATCGTCGTTGATGATTTGCACCCCGCCCCAGCGCTTCACAGACGGGATATAAGTGATGTGGAAGGGCTTGGCGATGAGCGCTTGCCGTTGCTCGTGGGTCAGGGGCGTCGTCGGCGTCGTGATGTATTGCGCGGCACAGCGAACCCGTGCGCGCCAGTCGTCTCCTGGGAGCATACCCATCTGTGTGTATACCGCCGCGTTGTTCTCACGTGCCAGTCTATGTGCCTTCATGCTGCCTCCGGGGGTTAACTGTGTTCGCCTCGTGCCCGCTCTTACTGCAGCGCGCATGCCAAGTGTGCAAGGAGCAATTCAGGCCCAATCCCGCGGGCGAGCGCGCGAGGGTGCCCACGTATTAAGACAGTTAACTGTCCCCTCACGAGGGCCGGGTGTCCTCAGAATTCCTACAGACACCGGGATTAAACCAAAATTCCTACAGACACCCAGTTTAAAATGGAGCTGGGTGGTGTAGGGCTCGACTGTGCAGTGCCCGATTGTCTATTTCACAAAAGGTCTAGTTCACACTTAGTCGAGTTCACACAAGGTCCATATATGCTGGAATGGATGTTGCTAGGCGTTTTGGCTTGGCACATTCGATGCATAACGGCATAAACCGTGCCATGTCCCAAAATAGTCCACACTGTGCTAGGACGAGACACGATGACGGTTCTGTGTGCAAGTGGCTTGGAGTAGAACACGGTTCGAAGGCGCCGAAAAGGTAAGTGCAAGTAAACAAAGGCGTCTAAGGTTGGTATGCAGTTAGCACTAACCCGGAGTATGAGATATCGCGTTATTACAATTAGTCTATTAGATGGGTCCCTATTCGATTTAGCAGAATTCCCGAATGAAACTAGCGCGGTAGATTGGGCGTCTAATCAACGGCGGATTAGATGGGACTTGCACAGTGTATGTATAGGTCTAAACGCCGATGGACATACGCTTCACGTAAAGGAGATTGTCAGTGAATAGTGGTCTATTGCTAATCATAGAGATTGCCTTAACCGTTGTCGCGGTTATTGGCTGGAGGTTGCGCTAATGCAGCAAGTTACCTTTGAGACAGTAGAACGGGCCGCGGCGTTTGTGGCTGAGCTAGTCCGACAGGGTGTAACGTTCAAGGCACGCGAAACGGAGCAAGGGACAATCGTTATCACCTTAGGCGGAGGTTACTAATGCCCTGGATTATGGATATGCCCTACATCGGACCTAATCCACTCCAGGAAGCGGCCGAATTGGAGCGCAAGGAAGCGGCCGAACGTATTGCCGACTATAACGCGCGCACAAAGAAGCTTATCGTCAAGGGTGACGCATACCGCGACAGGTTAGTAAGCGCTCGACTGTCACTCAGGAGTAATGGCTAATGGCAACAGTAACGCTAACGTTGATAGACGAACTTCCGAAAGGCGCAACAGAACACGATTTGCGGATTGTGCTTATGGATGCGCTCGCGGAATATGTCTCGCATCGCGCCAACGGTTCTGGAGAAGTCTACGTAAACACGCGCTATCCAGACGATAGCGTTTACTCTGGCGCCTCCAGACTCGCGAAAATCGAGTCCGTTAACCTCCGTTGTAAGGTAGCGAACGCCTTGCACGGATTCTATGAAGTCCAGGTGGACCGCTAATGTTCTATCTCATCGTATGGCATGAGTCCGACGGTAATGATTGCACTGTCTACGATACCGTCGTAGAAGCGCCGACAGAGGATGAGGCGCTATCTCTCCTTGGCGATGCGCTAGAGGCGCGAATGACTGCTAACGGCACGGATTTTCAGGAGGACGGTAACCATATTGGTTACTACTTCAATTGTTCTGAGGATTGTCCGGAGGATTGCGAAGGACACGGCGGAACTTCACTGCGGACAGTAGAAAGCTATACGACGGAAGTAGATGCACGCGCTATGTGCTCCCGCTGGCATTCAGAATGGAGTATGCCCAATGCGTAGAAAGGACTCGCCAACTATCCTGGAGGATTGCCTTTCGCGGGGTTTCGATTTGACAGAGCGCCTCGGACGCGATGATAGCGGACGGTTCTGCAAAGGCGTCCGCGTTCGATGCTCACAATGTGAGGCGCTTGTGATTAACCGTATCGCATGCCACGAAAACCGTTGCCCGAATATTCCGCGGGAGGAGGTTGATTGCGATGAGTCCTTTTGAAACGTTCTCTACCTGGAGCGCTTTGTTGGACGCTATCGATAGCGGTAAGCGTATCTATTACCAAGCGCCTCTAGACTACCAAGCGCATGCGGTTAAGGTCCGCATTCTGGACAATGGCAAGGTTCGCGTTACTCCTCCCGCATATTCGGATGCAGACTCCTTCACTGCGGATGTTTTTCACCTGGAGCGGTTCAAGGTGACTATATGACAGGTTTCCGCGTTACCTACGACATTGTAACGGAGTATTCCGCGGCAGAAGGAGAATGTGCGGAAAGTGGATTCATTATCTCAGGCGGTTATCACGTAGACATTGATACAGCGCTTGCGGACGATGCCGGAGACTACAGCATGCGTCTCCGTGAAGCGCTCGACTACTGCTATCCGCAGGAGAATTGCGGTTCGTGGTTTACAGAGGTAGACGAACGCCTGGACTATCGGACAGGCGATAGCGAAACAAGGTCATTGCATCCGCCTCGCAACATTACCGCCTCAAGTTACAAGCGCCTTTGTAGGCTGTTCAAGGTGAAGGAGTAACCATGTCATCAAAACGACAAACGACACAATACAACCATTGGCAGCGGGCAAAGTCCGCGCTATCGGACCTGTATATGTCCGCCAAGATATACCGCCTCACGCATGCTCAGATACTCGAAAGGCGCTCTAAGCTATTCGAGTCCAACAGTTATAGGCGCCTCACAACCTACTATGTCGGATACATGCGTGGGTTAGACGATGCGTATATGGCGGATATCTGGCGCAATCATGTTGTGTGGATGCTAGGTCCAAAGTCCGGACCTACGCGACAGGTCCATACCGAATGGACAGAAGAAATGTCTACGCTCTGTCGGACACCTGGAGCGCTATTCGGCGGACACTACTGGACCGATGATAGCGGTAAACCGACAGATAAGGTGTTTACCGAATACGCATGCACGAATGCAGCAAAGGAGGAGACCAATGCAGACGATAACAAAGCACTCTAGCTATACGTTCGAAGTCCCGGACTACGGCTCGCACCTGGATATCGATACGCTTCAGGACATTGTAAAGCGCTCAGGTTCTCATTTCTTTGACCGCGAGACGATGAAATGGTTTCGCTCCAAAGTGGACGCCTATACGTATAGCGCTCCAGATGGATGGTATTTCGTGACAAGCGAGAAACATGAGAGCGCCTTTGCGGGAATTAATGAGGCGAGAGCGTATACCGTCCGTCGTATGAGTGTCGGGACATTGGATAACGGCTCGCAGGATATCCAATTGTATGAGTTAGAAGGATTCCAGCACTACGCGACATTGAACCGTGCTAGGACAGCGGCTCGCCTCGCAGCAAAGGAAGCTAGAGCGCTCTGCTCGCAGTGTCGCTTGCGTTTGTCCGCGGACTCCTCGCGGACAGTATGCGCCGAATGCACGGAGCGCCAGGAGAGGAGAGCAGATGTCAAAGCGTAGGCGCTCGCCTCTCATCATTGACGCCTTGAACGCCTTAGCATCGCGGTTTGTTGGCGATGGGAATCACCTTAACTTTTACTTTGTGACAGACAGAGGACATACGCTTACGGTTACCGATGATTACCAATTAGCGCTTATGCGATGGGAAGCGAGCGCTAGGGAGACTCCATTGCACGAATGCACGCTTGAGGACAGGTTAACCGGCATCATCGCCTCCATTGAACCATTGGATGATACGCCCGATGCGCCGTTAGTGCGTTTAAATCCGGACTATCGGGAGGACAGATGAAAAACATCATCATCCATTTTCGCGATATCCGCTTACGCAACAATGCCGGTATGGACTTTCCAGCATGCTACGCCAATCCTCGAAACGGACTCCTGGATACTGACAAAGGCCGATTACTTGTCTCTAGCCTTGAATGCTTCGTGACGTGCAAACGGTGCAAGCGTAAGCATTGGCCCGGTATCCTCCAGGAGAGACCATGAGAGACCTTGACGCCTTTACGCGAGCGTATCTCATTGCCGCATTGTGGACTTCCGACCCTTGCCCAGAGTCCGGAGAATTTGAAGAGAGAGACGATTGGAGCATTGCACGTATTGATGCGCCGTCCATCGAACGCGCTATCGAAGTCTGCGCGGACTTTCAGAGCGCTAACCGTGCGGACCTGGACGAAGTATCCGACACCTATCATGTAGACGATGCAAGGCATGGTGTGGACTTTTGGCTAACCCGCAATAGGCACGGGGCTGGATTCTGGGACAGAGGCTATGGCGCATTAGGCGAGCGCCTCACAAGCGCCTCACATCCATATGGTGAAGCGTATGTGCAAGGTCCGGAAACCGCGGATAACGGTAGCGCAACAGAGGACATGATTGCGGCATGGGATGGAGTCATTAGCATTTATGACTAAACAAGATAGGCAAATGGTGAAGATTGTCCGCGCTATCAATGCGGGCAAATGGACGGACGATTTGCCCAATTGGGCGAATGCAAATCTTACAGTAACTACGTTCGATGATGAGCATGAGGAGGCGAGCGCCTTGCGAGCCGTTCAAACCGCGGAAGCGTATACGGTTCTAAGACTTAGCGCAGATGGCGCTTGGGACATGTTCTCCTTTCTCCGCGCATGCGGGTTAGTCGCGTAAACGCTACCACGTTAACTAGTTAACACGGAATTCATACCCATAACCATACGGTTATGAAAGGATACAGAACCGATGAGCCCCAAAGCAGTAAAGACGGCAGAAACGGCGCAAACGCTCGCAAGTTTCCAACATGGTAGCGGTAACGGCGCTATCGCCTCCGATGATGAAACGTTAATCCTGGAGGCGCTTATCATTGCGAGCGGTCACCTGGAGGAAAGCGCCAAAGCGATACGCTTGTATGAGCCGCGGTCACCGTTAGCCTTGCGTCTGACAGGCTTCGCGGATAAAATGACTGACTTGCACGCTCGCTACACGAATGCCTAAGCGATACCGCTAGCGAGTCCGCAATCTACCGCGGACTCGTTCCCTCCTTCGTTCCCTCTGTCAAGTCCCGTCCGATAAGGAATCTTATGTTAACTTGCGCCTACTCCAGGTGAGCGCATAGGCGCCTTCCGCCGTCAAGGTGCAAGTGCTTTGCGTCCCAAAGCGTGCAACGCAGTGATAGCTAGTGATAGGCAGTGATAGACTGTGCAACGCTATGCCATCACTGTGCAATCTAGTGATAGATAGTGATAGGCTGTGAAGTTACGCGCAGTAGGTATGCAATGGTGTGCAACCCAGTGATAGACCGTGCAGTAGGGGGACACCCCGTGCAGTTGTGTGCATCAGTGGGTCGCGGTGCCCCAGCGAAATTTTTTCCCAATGAAAAAGGCCCGACCCTCGGTGAGAGAGTCGAGCCAAAAGTCGAATCGGTATTAACTGTATTAACTGAGTTAACCCAGTTAATCCCGGAGCACCATCGCCGCGTGGTAGATAGCCGGGAATTCCGTCATCAGGAATCCCGCACAGGTCCACCGAGCCGGCGAGAGATAGCGCGCATGTTCGAGGAGCGCGTCTCCACGGGTTAACAGCGCCACGCCTTCCGCGAAGCAATCACCTTCGGGACCACTCACCCAATTAGGCTGCATCGTGTGACCGCCTTCATGCGCGAGCACTGCCGCACGCGCCGACCAGTGCAAACCCTCCTCAATGAAAATCATGTGCTTGCTGGGGACCGTCAACCCATAGACGGACTGACCCATGAAGTTCAGGTCCTTCTCATACTTGACTTCCCAACTCAGGGAGACGAGGCGAGCCTCCAGGTTCAGGGCATCCCAGTATCCCTGGTCATCCGAGGAGAACCGCGTTTGCCCCGGATGCACCATGAACATCTCTGCGCCCAGAAGGACCAGCCGAACCGGGGCCAGCATATACAGCATCCCAACCAGGATGCCCAGTGTCACGTATCGAACCATCGCCTATGTCTCCTGTGAAACGGGTAACGTGTTTCGCGCGCCTCTTCGAGTCGCGCTTAGCCTCCGCAGGTCCATCCTGCGCTTCTAAAGTAATCTCGGCTTCTCTGCTGGTCCTCGCTGGTCTGTTGCCCCCTAATGAAGTAGTATTCGCCGACCCATTCAAACGCGCAGTGGACGTAGGGTCCACGCGGAGACCCTGGAGCCAAGTAACCGGCGCCGCTGAAGCTGTCGGCGTCCCCTGGCTGGTCGCCCGGCTTCCTGTAGAGGAACCCCAGCATCCTGGCGCCAATCTGCCAAATCATGTTCCCGTTGTAGTCGGGTCGTCCTAGGCTATCGAATCCGTTGATGTGGACTCGCCAGTCGCTATCGTTGGGTCCGTTGAATTCGGCAAGCAGGAGGTCTGCCCAGACCATACGCCCGCCCGGCTGATAGTCCGCCCCGCCCTCACCTACCGGGATTCGTCCCGGCTGATGTTCGATGCCGCAATACACGAACAGGGCTCGGCATTTCTCTCCCCACTCCTGGACGTGCTCCGGGGTGTAACCGTAGAACACGCCATCGAATCCCGGCAGCACGACCACGTAAGGAGCAAGGTCTCCATACTTGCTTTCCCTGAGCTGGTGCCTGAGGGAGTCGAGCTGAGCCATCGCAACCGGGAACCCCGCCTCGCCATCGTCACCTCCAAGGAAAAGAATCTGCTTGTTGAATCCGTTGCGCGCCGCCTCGGCGACAAGGTCCGCGATGCGACCGTCGTTCGGGTCCGACCAATCCAGGGGGCCGAACCTGTCCGCACTATAGGGCTGTCCCGGCTCGTCGTAGAGCGGGGGTCCACTGGGCAAGAAGATAAGCGCATGGCTATCTCCGCCCGGCCACGCGGTCGAGGCGTGCTTGGCCGCATACACAGCCGCCCGGTCCGCGTCGTTCAACCAGGGCAGCGCGGGCTCGAACCAGGGGAGCAGCCCATACTGCTCCGTCTGCACATAGAGCCCTTGGAACGTGATGTGGAGCTGCAGAATCTCGTCCCGTGTGGGAGGCGCTGGTAACGGTGGAATGTTGGGCTTCAGCTCGAAGATAACATTCTGCATGTCAATCTTCGGAGGCTCGATGCTCCAGCCGTTCTTCACGAAGCCGTCCGCGGTAATCCACACGTCGCTGTAGGGAATCTCGGACGTGAACAGCGCGTAGCCGTCGCCGTTCGACAGCTTATGCACGTAGCCGGTCGAACTGTTCACCGCGATATCCGCGCCCACGATAGGCGCGTTGCACGGCTGTGAGGCGTTCGAGCATGAGACGATGCCAAACGTATAGACCGGCACCGTGGTCGGCGGAGGCTGCGTGGGTGGGCGTCCGCCTGAGATAGCCCCACAGCCAGTGAATAACAGCGCGGCGAGAAGAATTCTCTTCATTACGCGGGTCTCCTTGACGCTGGCACCATGAGGGTCGGCGTCGTCCACGGGTCCGTGAGCATCTGGAACGCGAGACGCAGGTCTACGCGCTCCTCAGGTGTGACGGGCACGGGAAGATTTTCTTGTGTCTCGGCTAACCTGCACAGGGTTCGCAGGACTTGCGCTCGCGTGCGTGACATCGGGGATATCCTTTTCTGGTGTTCCATCGGGTTTAAGGGTGTAGCGTTCATAGTAGCTCGGGTAAAGGTGGATGAAGTCGAACCAGTCGTAGCCATCCGTCTTATCCCATACGATGCATTCAGTCGGGTCGATGTGATAAAGCGCTATCAGGTCTTCCGCGGTGACCTCGACGCGCTCTTTCGCTTTAGCACTTACCGGAGGCAGCGAACCCGGATGCAAGGCATACATCTTTATCACACCTCATTTCGTAGACAATGGGTTGCCGGGCACGCGCCTGGATATACTGTTCGCGCAGTTCCAGGAGCGCAGTGACGTAGGCTATAAGTCCGACACAGAGCGCATCGACTTCAGAGTAGCCACCGTCTTCGATAGCTCGCAGCACGTTGCGAACACCGGGCTCTATGAGCGCCAGTTCTTCGAGCTTCCCTCGCATTACCATACATCCTCCCACTTGATGCCGCAGGACCGGAGGAATTCCTCGTCAGTCCAGTTCAGCGGCTTATCGATTTGGGCTACTCGGCGCTCCCGGTAGCCGCAGGTGCATTTCTTCGCCTCATTCGGGGTCGTGCTCTTGATAAGCCCGTTCCACTCGAACACGTCGCAGTAGTCGTTGTGTTTGTCCTCGTTCTCAGCGGCCATTGGAGTATCCGTTCTTCGCGCTGTAGCCGGTGATGGTGAAGTTGGGCGCTGCGGGCTGTTTCTCCAGGGTCCCGCCGCAAAGGCAGCGGACTGTCTCCCATCCCAGCGGCACCGAGTATTCTACGACCTTCCCGCATTCGTTGCATTTAAAGTCATATCTGGGCATCAGTCCCTCTTTGACTTCGAGAGTTTTGGCACGGACTCTCGAATCCGCCATGCTAACTCGACCAAGCAAGACCCCGAACAGACGGTCTCGTGGAGACCAAGGTCGGGCTGAATAACTTGGAAGATGCTGTCTGCTGGTTCAATCTCCCGGTGACAGTTGCTACAGTTGGGCATCGGTGTTGAACCTCTTGCATCGCGGGCACTGCGCGCGGTCAGTGACCCAGTTCCAGTTGAAGCAGACCCGGCACTTCCACCATTTGAATGCCATTACGGAGCCTCCTGATACAGGATGTAACGCGGCTTGTCCCGTTCAGGGACCTCAACCACAGGACCCGGCACAAAAGCTTCCGGGAAGAACCGCTCGTTGCCCTCGACATACCCGACGATGCGCCGGATACCAGACTTCTCCCGAACCACAATACGCTTGCGGATGACCTCGACAGTGGACACGTTGAACCCTCCCATAAGGATATATGCAAGGAACGTGCCGGGCTGGACATAATGCAAGAAGTGTGCCATAATAAGAAATGGAGGCTACCTGTGGCTGTTTCGCGAAAGAAAAAGAAGGCGAACGGGCGCCCGCGCATTCTGGGACCCAAAGTTGTAGTGAAACAAGACGTGGCTCCGTCCCTCCCTCCGGAGCCCGACGCTGAGACGCCACAGGTAGCCGCTATCCTCAGTCCTAAAGATTGGACAGACCGAAGCAATCGTCCGCCCAAGGACCACCCCGCGTATTCCTGGTGGCTCCCGGAGGACAGTAAAGTCCGCCCGGTTGCGATGCAAATCATCGCGATGCGGTTGTCGGGCATGAGCGATGCGGACATTGCCAAGCACATCGGCATTAGCGAGAAATCCATCAGCCCCTACGTTTACCGGGCGACCCGGAACGGGTGGCTCGACATCGACTACAACCCCAAGGAACGTATCCAATTCCAGGTGATGCACAAGGTGGTGCAGCAGCTCGAAGAGGGTCTCGCGGACGGTCAGCGCATGAACACGGGCATGAAAGTTCGCACCGCGGTTGCGCTCAAGGTAGCCGAAGGAACCCTCTTCAAACAATTCGACCAGCAACAGGCGCAAGTGGCGCCGTCAACGGTGGTCGCTGTGCAGGTGATTATGCCCGATGGACCGCGCCAAGAAATACGCGAGGACACCACGGGCGGCACACCTGCCTACATAGACGCAGAAACTGGGAGTTAGTCATGCCTTACAATGAAGTGATGCCGAAGTTCAAAGCGGGCGCGCTCCATAGCGGCTCGAAGAGTGGTCCGAAGGTCAGCAACCCGAAGCAAGCGGTCGCTATCATGTATAGCGAGAAGAAAGCTGCGAAGGCCGGCAAGAAAGAATACCAGCCCGCTTCACTCAAAGGCTTGGAGTCCGCAGCAAAGCGGAAGTAATGGCCGCATACGTCAAGAAGACGCGGCTCCCGCCCGGATGCGGTGATAACCTTAACGAACCCTATCTCTACAACCCCTACATCCACGGAGACCAAGGCTTTTTCGCCGCACTGCGTAAGCGTGTGTGCTTGAAATGTAAAACGCTGGGCGAGCATGACTCGTTCGGCGTTTTTCTGTGTCCGAAGTGTGGCGTGAGCCACACCAGCAACCTGACCGCGCCCCGCGCGTTCGACCGATTGCTGCTCCTTGCGGGTCGAGGTGGCGGCAAGACCCTCGGTGGGGCGCACGCGGTGCGTCAGGAGCTGATGATTCCCAACTCCCATTGGTGGGCGATGGGACCAACCTTCAAGATACTCCATGACTCTACCTTTCCTACCCTCGTCAAGCTCATTAATCCCGATTGGGTCGCCGATTGGAGCGAGGAGCACATGGAGCTTCGACTCAAGAATGGGTCGATGGTCTCCTTTCGGTCGCTGGAGGACCCTGAGCGCGCACGCGGACCACATGGTCTTGCGGGCGGATGGCTCGATGAAGCCGCACAGTCTCCCGAACGCGCCTACGACGTCTTCGAGCCAACGCTGATTAAAGCGGGCGGCATCATCATCGCCAGCACCACGGTGCTCGGCTATGACTGGACCTACGACAAGATAGAAAAGCGCGCCCTCGTCTATAAGGAGCCGGGTTACTGGTCTACTCGCTGGTGGACAGAGGAGAATCCCCTGTTCCGCTCGAATCCGGTAATGCTCCGACAGATTGAGCAAGCGCGGAAGCGAATGGAGCCAGCGTTCTTCGCGCAGGAATACAAGGCGGAGCGCAGGAATGCGACTGGCCTTATCTACGATTACTCCCTTATCGAGGAACAGAGCATCCTGACCGCGGACGCGATGAAAGCGTTCATCCCGGAGTGGCCGGCGATTGACCCTTCGCGGCCAGTCATCGTCGGGCTGGACTCCGGTGCGGACCATCCGTTCGGCGCCGTGATGATAGTGGCGACCTCCAAGGGATTGGTGGTTGTCGGCGAATACTTGGAGCGACAGAAGGCCATCTCCCAGCACATCATGCCTATTGGTATGAAGTTCGGTCTTCCTCGCTTCACCAATGTGAAGTGGGCGGCGAACAAGAACGAAATCAACCTACGTTTGGAGTTTGGGCTCAAGAGTATCGGAGTTATCCAAGCGGAGAACAAACACGAGGTGGGCATCCAGCGCGTGCAGAGCTGGCTCTACACGAAGCAGCTCTTTTTCGCCTACACCGTTCCGACCGTCATCGAACAGATGCGCGCTTATCGGTATGCGAACAACCTGAAGCCTGATGGCTCGAAGAAACCGAAGGAAGCGGTCTTCAAGGTCAAGGACGAACTTCCGGACGCGGTGCGTTACGCCCTGATGGCGTGGCCGGCGCTCCCGGAAGCAGAGGAGCCTACACGGACGCCGCGGGAACAGGCGCGTTGGGAAGCCATGTCGGATGAAACGCGCGCAGACGTTGAGCGTATCAAGGAATACGAGGAGCGGTCGAAATCTCGAGATTTAGAGGACGACCATCCACTGTTTCCAATGGGTGAATTCTTCAATCCTGAGGGGGATGAGTATGTGGATTCGTAGAGCGGAATACGCAGAGCTAATCGACAAGTCAGTGCGCGCGGCTGGCGAACGGGACGCAATGCAGCGTCAGCTCGACGCACAGAAGACCAACCAGGATTGGATGGTCCTTCGGCTTACCCAACTCGAACACGAACGCGCGCAGCTCCTCTATCGGTTCATGGACGTCAAGATTACGATCCCGCAGGTCGAACTGGATGTGCCGGTGACGCCGGAGGCGAGCGCAATCGGCAGCGACCTCCCGTCGTTCAACGACGTCGGCGACGAGGAAGCAAAGAAACTTGGACTCGACTGGGACGCTGAAGGCCGCGTCACCCAGCACGGAAAGGTCATCGGCTAATGGCAGACTCACTTTCGGCTCCGTTCGACATGGCGCAGGAGGCGCGCGACCGAAAGGCCGTCACTCCGCCAATGGATTCGGAAGACCCGACGCTCGAACCGCAGTCCGACTACTCCGACGAGGAGCTGCTCGAACTGTGGGAACAGATTAAACGCGAGACCATCGACCAGCAGTGGGTGTTCCATCGTCAGTGGCAGCGGAACATCTGGTATGTGCTGGGGCGCCAGTGGATTGACTATCAGGCGCGCTACGGTGGCTGGCGTGAGAAGCGCATGGCCGCGTGGATTCCGCGTCCGGTCACGAACAAGTGCAAGGAAGTGGTGCAAGCCGTTCGTGCGATGTTCCAGAGCATTGTGCTCAGCGTGAACATCCGGCCGAACGGCGTCGAGCCAGAGAACATTGCGACCGCGGCAGCAGCCGACGACCTCGCGGTGCTCCTGCACGAGACCCATCATATGGGCCAGCGCATGAGCGAGTTTGATTTCTGGTTGCTCACCTGTGGCAATGCGTTCCTGCATTCGTTCCTCGATTACGACATCAAGAACGGCACCGTCAGCATCACGAGCGAGACGTGCCAACAGTGCCAGCAGACCTATGACTCAACCGAGTTAACCGGCGCACAGCCGACCTGCCCGAATTGTGGTGGGACGGACTTTGCTCCTGCTGTTGACCCGTTGACAGGTCTGCCGGTTCCCCCGCGCACAGAGCTGAAGGGATTACCAACGACCATCACCCTGTCGCCGCTCGAAGTGAGCTTCCCAAATAGCCACACATGGTTCGACGATGTGCCGTATGTGGTAAGGGGCCGGTGGCGGACCAAGCGTTACTACGAGAGCCAACCGCACCTCAAGGACGTCGTGTCCCAGGTGAAGTGGCAGAAGGCTCCCACGGACCATTCGCTCGCGTTGTTCACCGGGCTCTCCCAGATGAATGACCTGGGGATGTTCAGTGGCTACGGGCTCGATGGTTCGGGCCGCGGGAACGCGGATACGGACGGAGTCGCCGAATATGAAGTGTGGATGAAGCCCACAGAGAAGTATCCGGACGGGCTCGTGTTCAGGGTCATCATGGACCAGGACCCACTTATCGTTCACTCGGAGGACACCGAAGGTCTGCCCGGCCCGCTTCCGTATACGGATGCGAAGGGTAAGCCCTACTTCCCGTTCACGCATGCGACGTTTGAGCATGTCGGCGGGCGTATCCTGGGCTCCAGCATCCTGGATGTGATTATCCAGAAGCAGGACCAACTCAATCAGCTCGATTCGCACACTCTACTCTGCCTAAGTAGAACGGCCAACCCTGTTATCCTCGAACCCAAGGGTGCGGAGATTCAGCGGATGACCGGGATGCCCGGCGCCGTGTGGAAGTGGAACCCGCTCACGGTCGGCGGCAATGCCAAGCCAGAACGCTGGCCCGGTGTGCCTATCGACGCGAGTATCATGCAGCTCCGCGAACAGTATCTCAGGGATATTGAGGAGTTAGCCGGCACCTTCGACATCCTCAAGGGCATGAAGCCCGCGGGAGTCGAGGCATTCAGCGCTTTACAGTTGCTCGTGGAACGGTCGCAAGCACGGTTCGCGTCGGTCTTCCAGAGCCGCGGTCAGGCATATAAGGACTGGGTTAAGTTCGCCCTGGAGTTAGAACGCGCCTATGGTCCAGAGGAACGGACCAGGGCCATCTTTACTCCCGCTCGTAAGTGGACCTTCCAGACCTTCAAGAAGGCGGACTTACAGGGTGACGTCTCCGTGGTGGTGGAGGACGGCAGCACAACGCCGAAGACCAGCCTCGGAATGCGCGCCAGCGTGGAACACGCGAATGGCCTGGGACTCCTGAACATGCAGGACCCCGACCAGAGGTATACCGCTCTCCAGTTGTTCGGGCTATCGAAGATGAGCCCGTCCCTGGACATCCACATGAACGCGGCTCTGCAGAAGCAGGACGCCTTCGAGAAGTGGGTCGTCAATACCGCGGTGGTCAAGGCGGCTATCGCGATTGCCCAGGAGCAGGAAGCCATCTATCAGGCCCAGCTTGCCCACTGGAACACGTCGTCGGCTCAGCAGCTCGCTGGCAGCACGGACCCGTCAAACCCGTTGCCCGCGCCCCTGCCGATGCCTCCTCCGCCTCCGTCCATGCTCGATGGGACGCCGCTCAAATGGCAACCCTGGTATGAGGCGCAAATCCACTTGCAGGAATTCCTGAAGTGGGCGAACGGGGATAAAATCCGGGACCTGCTCGTGCAGAACCCGGCCGTCGAGGGTCTCCTTCGGCAGCACATGCAAGAAATAGTCCAAGCAATGCCCGCTCCTCCCGCTCCGCCAGCCCCGGCTGGTGGAGGGGCTCCCGCGCCCCAGGGTTCGGGGATGGCGATGAAGAATTCTAACCAGAATTCCGCGCCAATGGAGCACGTTGCGGGGAAACAATCCCCACCCAAGAAATAGGGCTTGCAATTATCGTGCCAATCGGTGTATACTGAGAATAGGAGTGGCGGACAGGCACGAACGCTTGTCCGAAGCTCGTCATCCCTGTGCTCACGCAGGTTAAACTGGAGTAGATGAACGATGCTGAAGAATTTCGTTGAACGTGTCCTGAATGGTCTGATGCTCGAAACCCCCGGTGACGGTGGAGCGGGCGGAGGCGGAACAGGAGACGGGACGTCTGGAGCCGACAACGGCGGCACCCCACAACCGGACGGCAAAGAGAAGCCAGTAGCAGGTCGCCCCGACTCAGGCGGGAATCGTCGTCCTGAAGATGACCCACGCTACAAGGGCATGCTCGCAGATTTACAGAAGGAACGCGCAGCGCGACAGAAGCACGAGAAAGACCATGCGGCGGCAATGGCCGAGCTGGAGGTTGAACGCAAGCGCGTTCGGGCTCTGAGCGGGCTGGAGACGCCGTCCCCGGAGCAGGAAGATGATGCGCGAATTCGTTCACGCATGGAAGCCCTGTATCCGTGGATGAAGGACCTGACAGCCGAAGATATCCAGGCTATCCGGGAATCACGCGGTCAGATGGATGAGATTCGCGGCGCGACATTAAATACGTGGAAGGCTCACGGCACCAAGATGCTGTCGTCGGTCACCGCGGGCATTCAGAAAGCCCTCGGCGGCAAACTCAGCGAACGGCAGACGGCTCGCATTCAGAACGCATACGTGGAAGAGGCAAAGAACAACGCTGAATTCCTCGCACGCCATGAAGCGGGCGACTCCACTCTCATTGACGAATTCGTCAAGGAGTGGATGGACGACTTTGTTGAACCGGGGCGCCGGTCGGCTCAGGCCGAAACGGTGCAGCGCAGACAGCGCGTTCCCTCAGGCAAGGACCGCAGCATCGTTGGCGCCAACGAAAAACCCATCGACGTGAAGGACGCGAAAGCCGTGGAAGATGTCCTGGTAGCAGGATTCAAGAGCCGCGGCGGGCAGTTCGGACGTCGATAACACACAACGATTAGGTAGGCATAGCAATGGGCGCAGATACAATCGCACTTTCGGGTTTGGAGAAGGAAGTCTACGAGGATTCCATTTCGGAGGGTGTGAACAACTCGTTCGACCTCCAGGAGTGGTTCGAACTCGAAGATGCGGATTACGCGGGCGGCGCCGGGACCGTCTGGAACCATCACCACGGGCGTAACGTGTCGCCGTTCTTCGCGAACGAAGGCGGAGCATACGCGGTGGCCGGGAACCAGAATTCCAGCAAGGGCCGTATCTTCGTGAAGAAGATTATGGGCCGTATCGAGCTGACGGAAGAGGCGATGGACGACCTCACCTCCAGCGAGAACAGCTTCCGCAACGGGATGACGGACGAGAAGACGCGCCTGATTGACGACATCTCGCGTCGTGAGAATCAGTCGCTCGGTATGGACGGACGCGGCGTGCTCGCTCTCGCGAACGGCACGGCCACGGGCGCGGTCCTGCCGGTTGACTCGCCGGGTGGAATCGCGGGCGCCGACTTCGGCAACCGCTTCTTCGACGTCGGCATGTTCGTCGTGGCTATCGACCCGGCCTCGGGCACGCTGCGGACCAGCGTTCGCAAGGTCTCGTCGCTGAACAGCGCGGGCACGCAGATTACCTTCGACGGCACGACCTTCACGGGTTGGGCGGACAACGACTATCTCGTGGCTGCGGCCAACGGGTCGGTCACGGACGTCCTGGACACGTCGTTCGAAGCGGCGTTCTGGGGTCTCCCGGCGCTCGTGGACGACGGAACGTTCCGCGACAACTACTTCGGCGTGCTGCGTTCGGTGGTTCCCTCGCTCCAGTCCTACGTCGTGGCCTCGCTCGGCGCGATGTCGATGGATGTGGCGCAGCGGACGGCCGACGTGGTCTACAACAAGTTGGGCGGCATCATCAGCGCCATCTGCATGCACACGAGCACGCGGCGTGAGTGGCTGAAGATTACCGATGCGGACCGTCGCTACAGCGGCGCGGACCTGCGGAATCCCGACCCCAGCACGAAGGCGTTCACCCAGGGTGACATCACCGTGGACGACGTCAAAATCAAGGCGCTCCGGACCGTGGGTCTGGCTCAGGCCTACTTCCTGGACACGAAGAAAGCCGGGTTCAAGCGCTACGTCGCGGAGCCGGGCAAGTTCATGGACAAGGACGGCAGCATGTGGCAGCGCAGCGGCACCGGCACGACCGCGCGTCACAAGTATGAGGCGACCTACTTCCGGCGCGTGCAGAACTTCTGCAAGAATCCGGGAGTTAACGCGCGTTGGGACGGCATCACCGGCCAGACGCTCGTCGTCGTTCGCGACCTGTAAACCCAAGTCCCGGTGTTCATTAATAATGAACATCGGGCATTTTTGCGAGGGAGACGCAATGGGGAAGAAGTTCAAGAGAATCGACGGACAGGGCGAGCCCTTCGATACGTTTGGTGTCAACGTAACCGTGGATATCGAACGACTCGTGGAATTCAACGCAGCCGAAGTTATCGCCAAGGCACTGGAGCATGCGGGCAACGAGATGCTCGATGCCTGGACCGAAGCCAGCAAACTCATCGAACCTGTGGAGGCGGGTGAATAATGGGAATCTTTTTCGAGCAGGTCACACTTATCAATCGGGCGCCAGTTAACCTGACGGTCATGTTCGACGGCCAGTGCAAGACCCTGACGCCGGGTGAGAACATCGTGCCGCGCGTCGTGGTGGAATTCGCGAAGAACCAGAACCCCATCATGGGTTCGGCGAATCCGAACGACCCTAGCATCGACGGGGGTCAGTATCTTGTCGGCATCAAGGACGGCCCTCCGGGTGAGCAGACAGAACCGCTGACCCCGGAAGAGTGGGAAGCGCACCTCGGTCGCCCCTGCCGCATCAACGAAGAGGAAGCATTCCAGGAGCGCTACGGCGGCGACCCCAAGGCGCGTCTCGTGGTTCACGGCAAGGGCCGCAAGACCACCGCGAACAGTCGGAACGAAGCTGGCGCGGGCTACGGTCCTGCGAACGTGAGCTTCGACCGAAAGGGTGACTAATGGAGACCAACTCGCTCGTCGGGAAGGTCTACTTTGAAAGCGAAGTCTCTCTTCCGACTCCCCCAGAATACTTTCTCCAGCGCATCTACGACTTCGACTCGATGCTCGTGATGTTCCCTAGCAGTGCTCGTCCCGGTGCATATGTCATCGCTCGGCGCCGGGAACATACGGTTGGCCTGAGCGGCGCGGCACTGGCTGCTCTGACCAATCCGGATACTCGGCTCTGTGTCGCGATGGGTTGGATTCCAGTCTGCGTCATGGTGCAGTCCGGAATCTCCTGGGACCCCTCACAGATTATCGCGAAGCTCAAGGCGCGCGACCTCTGGGAACATGGCGGCGCCGACAAGGTCGCCGATATGCTCGAAGCGGACGAGGCGAAGGCTGAGGAGACTCGGAAGAAAGCGATTCGCGACGAAATGTGGGACCGCTCGGGCGATGGCTGGCGCACGTATCAGGCGCGGACCGGAGCTTCGAGCATTCTCGCAAACGACAACTATCCAACTCCCGTGACGGAGGCGACGGTTCAACAGCCCCCACCCCTAGAAGCACAGCAGGACGGGCAGGTATCCCCTGCGACTGTCGGCGGCGAGGTTTAGAAAATGGCTCTCACAGTTCAGTCGGGCGTTCAGGTTTGGCAGAAGGTCAAGAACGCGCTCGTTGGCGCGAATCCGGCGCATCAGAATGCGTTCCGTGTTCTCCGCGAGTATCTCGCGACCCAGGGCGGCAACCCCGACCTGCAGTTCATTCCCTACACCGCGGCTCAAGCCGTGACGGATGGCGGGACATCGCTGGTTGGCGGAGCTTGCACGCTCTACGCATTCTACGGCAAGGGCGCTCGGACGACCGGCACGACGGCCGCGTTCGCTGCATTGCACGATGCCAGCACGAACGGCGCGACCACGACCACGGTTGTGACCGCGAAGTTGAATCTGACCGGACAGTCGTTCGCCATTCTGGAGCCCACAGGCTTCATTATCGCGACGGACGTCGTGGTTTCGAGCGCGACCGCTGTCGGCGGCGCGACGGAATCGGCAGCGGCAGATGCGATGAACGGCTTCGTCATCGTCGGCGCGTAAGGTTCTCTTCCCCGGTAAGGGGGCTTCGTTTCTCTACGGCCACATGGGGCGGGCAGCTTATCCTGCTCGCGCCCAGCCAACAGAGGTTTCACAATGTCAGGTATTCGTTCCGTCACTCGTCGTCCCACGGTCGCTGGCTTCGCCACGGCTGGGTCGGCTCCCTTCTACGTCGATAGCGACGACAATCGCGTCAAAATCATTCCCGCTGGCAGCGGCACCACCGAAGTCGTTCTTCAGGAAGCTGGCGGAGCCTCCGTTTACGAACGTCTCACCGCGGCTCGTGTGCTGACGGCTGCAGATTCCGGCAAGACTTTCGCGCTGGCTCTGGCTGGCGGATTCACCGTGACCCTGCCCGCACTTTCCACTGTCAGTGGGTTCCGGGTTTCGTTCATCGTGGAAATCGCCCCGACCACGGCTTACATCATCAGCGCAGCTACCGCGGACCTCGATACGATGGCGGGTCTTGTGTTTGGTGCGGACGGCGCGTCCTCTGGTGCAAACTCCGTCACCACGTTCTCGGCTGACCAGTATAACTTCGTCGCCAACGTGGCTCTCATTGGAGACAAGCTGGACATGGAGCAGGTCGGGATCGCAGGTTGGTCCGGTCATGCGCTCATCGCCATCGGCGCAACTGGCGGCACCTTCACCGGATAATGTGAGTAGGGGCTTCGGCCCCTTCTCCGAAAGGATACTCACATGAAAGTTGACCTGATTTACAACGAAGGGCTCAATAAGTTCGAGCCCGAATACCCGTTCTCAGGTGGACGCAATCCCCTCGTTTCGGAGAGTGGCACACAGACCCTCACGAATAAGACGCTGACGGCGCCGACGATTACCGGCGCTGCAGGGATTGCCGACACCATCACCACGGATAACGCGGACGCGGCTGTGCCTATTACGGGCGGCACCGTCGTGTTCACCAAGGGCAGTTCCTCGACGCATACCCTGGCGGCTTCTGCGGTGCTGGGCACGACGCTCACGTTGGCAGCGGGCTCGGCTCAGGCCCATGTCATCACGGCAACGGGCCTGATTGACGACGGTATCACAGGTGGGTCGAAGACGACCATCACCCTGGCCTCGTTCATCGGCGCGAACATCGTGTTGAAGGCCGTGCAAGTCGGCAAGTGGATGGTGATATCGAAGAACGCGGTCACCAGCGTGGCGTAACGCGGTTTTAGTGGGCCGTCTCATGGGAACGTGGGACGGCCTTTTTGAGGTTTAGGCTATGGCAGACATTCGCAATCGCCCGGTCCCTAGCAACGGACCGCTCCCGTTCAATACAGGAACCGCGGCGCTCGACGCCCTCATGGCAGACGGGATTATCTTTCCGTCGCTCTCGCGGCTTGCGGCGGCATACACATCACAGGAATTCACGAACCCCGGCGCGCGAGGGATTCGCATCTTCACCTCGAACGACGCAGCGGGCGGTTCGACCGCGACCGTCAAGGTGCAGGTCAGGATGCCCGGCACGACGAACTGGACTGACCTTGCTGGAGCAGCGACCGCGGCTCTTGGCTCGGTTACCGGTTCGCTCATTACCATCTATCCGGGGCTGACCGGCATCGCAGATTCGGCCGGTATCACCATCAACCAGCATCTCGGAACGTCGTGGAGAATTGTGCTGACCATCGGCACCGCGACGGGCACCTCGGCTGTGTCGGCCGACTATCTCATGTAAAGGACTGCAATGGCGACTCCACTGACAACCATCCGTAACCAAGTTCGGGCGAGACTGCTGGAGACGCTGGCACTGACGACACCGGGCTCACCCCTGGTGTCGCCCCAGGGCACTCCGGGCACGACGTCGTATAGCTACGCCATCGTGGCGAAGAATGTTTCTGGGGCCTCTCCGGCGAGTCAGTCGCGAATAACTGTTTCTGGGAATGCGACTCTGACCGGGTCGAATTTCAATCGACTCACTTGGCTGGCGGTTCCGGGAGAAACCAATGGCTACGATATTTACCGCACACTTACGTCGGGCACTCCGGGGAGTGTTGGGCTCATTGGTTCCGTGGCGACGGGCGTTATCACCTTTGATGACACCGGTCTGGCAGGGAACGGTGCAGCAGCGCCTACAGCGAACACCTCTGGAATCACGTCGCCGTTTTGGACGGAGCAAGAGCTGTTCGACATTCTTGTCCTGGGTTGCAAGGACCTATGGCGTGCTATTGTGGATTTGCACCAGGGACACTTCACAACGATTGATGAAACGAACGTAAGTGCGACCTCCGGGTCCTCAACACTGACGGGCGTGCCGGTCGATTGCTTTCGCGTCCTCATGGTTGAACCACGCGTCCTGACGTCGAGCGAGCCATTTCGGTTCCTTTACTTCAAACCGAAGCAGTATCACAGCGTGGCGTTTCAATCCGCTCGCGCGCAGTCTGGCACTATCACCAACAACCAGACCAACGTTATCTACTACGACATCCTCAACGCAGGGTCACCGGTAGCGGCGCCTAGCATCGTGATTGCCCCCACGCTTAGCTCAACGGTGCTCCTGCGTCTCGTCTATGTGCATGTGTTGCCGACCCTGACGGAGAACAGTGATAACCCGATTCCCGGCGAAAGCGATAATGCATTGGTGAATTGGGGAGTCGCTTGGGCTCGTCAGAAGGAACGCGAGGACCGACAACCCGACCCTGCAGCCCTTAGCTCCTATGCGACGGATAAGAATTCTCTGCTTGTCGGTTTGACACCGCGTCAGGAACAAGAGGAAGAGATTGTGGAAGGACTCTTCGATGGCTTCTATTAAAAACTCCTTGCAAGGGCTCGACATGGCGAAAGCGATGCGGCTTAAGCAGATTCAGGACGAGTGGCAGCAATTTCCCGGCCGGGCTCCGAACGGGACTGGACTCACCGGGCTCAACCCGAACGATGCGAAGGGTTATTCCGACATGCTCAATGAGCAGACGGAGGGGATGAACCTGGAAAACGAAGCGCAAGGTAAGGCTCCGGTTATCGTGAAAGCGGGCGGCGAGATAGGGTCACAGATTCCGAACAACTACGTGGACATGAGTCGCAAGAATGACTCTGGTCCATTCGGTGTCTTCGGCGCCGGCACTGGTGGTGTAGAAAGTCGTCCGACCGACGCTCTCCTCGGACTGCAGCAAGCGGCTACTCCGGTGACTCCCGCGAACACCGTCGTTCCCGGTTATCAACCGAACGCCCCGGACCTCGCACTTATCACGAAAGCGAAGAAACGCGGATTGAGGTAAAGACCGATGGGTAATCTTTCCGTCACTCACATGGGAGAAGCGGGAGTTAATGTTGACAAGAATGCCCTGGAACTTGCCGACAATGAACTTGTGCGCGCCCAGAATGCTATCTCGGATGTGGTCGTCGGTCGCACCACGCTGAGAAAACGCGCGGGACTCATTGCCTTCAATACCTCGGCTATCACGGCGGGCTCCGTGCTGGGGGGCTCTGACCTTCCCGTGCGTAACTCCAGCTCAAGCGGCATTCGTAATATGTATGTCGGGAGAGGGCCAACAGTCTGATGTCGTCATTCACCACTCCAGAAGCGCAATTCCTGGTGCAGTCTAGTTGCCGTATCACGGACCACGCGGTCTATCTGCAGATTCTCTCGGACTACGGGATTACCGGTAACGGAGGACTCCTATTTGGTGTTTCCCCGACCACGCTGCGAAACCGTTACAATCTGAACTATGTAGATAACCCTACCTCGTCAGACTATCAGAACCTCACTCCGACTGGTTGTGTATTCACCACGAGTGCCGCTGCGGCCTCCCAGGTGCTGGGACATACAGTCTCTGGTCTTGCAGATGGTGTGCAAACGCTCAGTGGGGTTAGCTATACCGACCCGAACGGGCAGCTTTTCACGTCCGTGACGTGGGAATGGTATGCAGAGGTTGTCTTTTTCAACGTGGCGACGGATAAGGTTGCTGCGTGGGACCAGCAGGTTGTTACCTGGGCTGGAGATAACGCCGCAACCCGCGTCATCCCAACCACGTTTGCGTTGAACGACGGCGCCAGTGTTGCGGTCATTGCGTTCCCCCTCGCGAGTCTCAGTTCACCATCAGCGGCAATCTCGTCTGTAGCAGGAACCATTCTTTCGCGCAATCCAGCAGATACCACACAGGGAGTGACCTCACTCGGGGCGACTGGTTTCACCATCAAGACAGGGGGCAGCGTCAACATTAACGCGGTGGGCACCAACTACTACGCCATCGTGCTCAAGAGTAGTGGCAATAGCCCACAGATGAAACAAGGGTCCTATGTAGGACTCGGAGCCAAAAGCGGAAACATCATCTGTGCGATTGGCACGAAGAACATTACCACCGGGTTCACGATGACCGCGAACGACGTGGGTCGGACCTTGGTGATTGCCAGTTCTCAGTCGGTTACCATCGCTTCGTTTATCGACGCTACGCACATTACCATCAGTGCGAATGCCCTGTTCGACGGACTTCAAACAGGTTCGATTGGGGCTGGTGGACAAACCATCACGGTGGGTGGTTCTGTCGCGCCCAAGATGATTTGGGTGTTCAACCGGACTTCGACGGGCGCTCTCTACACGTCAGACATGCCGAATGGCACAAGCGTAGGCTTCGCGAACGAGGCGAAGGCGACCAACGTGATGATTACCAACGTCGCTGTGGACCCAACCTTGGGCGCACAGTTCACGCTAGGTTCTGATAACAACGTCAACATCGATGCCCAGACGGGCTGGTGGGTCTCATTTCAATTCGACCCCACAGATGCTGCGCTCGGAGGCATTCATGTCTTCACGGGCACGGGCACCGGCGGCAGCGTATCGGTCACGGGGTTTGGGTTTCAACCGGCCTTCGCTTATGCAAGGGAGGCGCTGGCAGCGAGCACGAAGGCCGCGCATCGAGGACCCACGCAAGCGGGTGCTCACTCGCAGACCTTCGATGGCGCGGATATCGTTTCGACCGGCATCACGTCACTTGATTCAAACGGTATCACCGTGAACTCGAACGTGGCTGTGGCGTCGAATCCCTTCTACGGATTCGCACTCAAATCCACGTTATCCACGACACAGTTTCCGACTCCGACATACAAAGACCCGACCTGCACGGACGCAGGGGATGGCACGACAACGTGTGTGGATAACCCCACCGTTTCGAACACGCCGCCGACTGGGGCGCCTCCGGAGGCTCCGGTTCCGACGTATACGCCCACGTGGTGGTGCAACGTGCGGACGGGTGAATCTATCTTTCAGATGGATTCGCCGGGTTCTGACTGGACCGCATGCAGCGGGCCGGCAACCAACGATGGTTGGTATCACTCGCAAGACGGATTCGGTCGAGTGCCGTTTACGGTGTGTGGTGGACAACCGGCTGACCCGCGGGCGTGGTTGGATATCGTGGGTTGGGCAACAGGTAATACCGGCATGCTCGGAGGTTCGCCGGGAGCCGCATGCATTCAGGATAACCACTTGGTCTATCCGGGTGGCGACTATACGGTGAGCACCAGCTCGCCAACGATTCGTATCTTCGACGGGCATGTGGACCGACTGTTGACCACGGTGCCGAAGTCGGCCTCGAACGTTGTGGCGAAAGCCGTGATGTCGGTGCTGGCCGCGAATGGCACTGTCTATCTCAGCACCTGGGATTCCGGAACCAGCTCAGCGGATTGGGTTGGACGGGTCTTCCAGCTCGACACCGTCTCTGGCGACCTCACGCTGCTCGGCACGACGTTCGCTGCAGGAGAGATGCCCTACGCGCTCGCGTGGCATATGGGGCGACTCTGGTGTGGCACGAACAACGGCATCGGCACAGTCGGCAAGATTTACTTCTTCCGACCCGGCATCGATACCGCGTGGACACTCGACCATGCAACCTCCAGTGATTCGGCTGGCGGCGTAGACTCGATGGTCTCCTACAAAGGTAAGCTGTATGTGGGGACGGATAATGCTGCGGCATCTCGTGGCAAAGTGTTGGTGCGGGATACTGCTGGCGCTTATACGACGTCGCAAACCGGGGCGGGCGGCACGAACGCGGTCGTGAACAATGGGTATCTCCAGCTCACGGTGTTTGGCAGTAACCTGTATGCGTCCTATTGGAATAACGATACAACCGCGTATTCCAAGATAGAGAAGTTTGACGGCACGACGTGGTCTAACTCCTTCGTGGGAGCGACGACAACCATCAAGCCCTACATCATCCTCGCGGTGGATGACGGGGCACTCTACGCATTCGGTGGCGGTAAACTTCTTGCGGCAGCAATCGTGAGCACGCTCGACGGCATTACGTGGACGAACCTATCCGCGGAGCTTCCGGAAACGGACACAACGTTGCTTCCACTGTTTGGCGTAGTGGTGACCTAATGGCTGTATCAGTAATTCAAACAGGGACCTCCTTGCAATTGCTCGATGAAAGTGGGGGGCTCACGCCCCTCACGCTTCCTACGGGCATCGTGCTCGACACGACGGTTCCGCCACGATGGGCGGCGTATAACAATAACGTGGTGTTGGTGAACACCCCCGACCGGCCCTTGACTATCGATGCGTCGGGTGTTGTGCGGGTGTTGACGCCGCACAGGCCACGGATTGTGCCCGTCCTGGCGGGAGTCGCTGGAGGCACACTCACCGGAACCTATCGGGCGAAGGACACGTTCGTGGTCCTCGATTCGTTTGGCAATATCATCAGCGAAAGCGATTACAGCCCTATCGCAACCAAAGTCGCCATCGCGGCTAAGTTCCTTGGCGTCTCCAATGTGGAGGTGAGTCCGGATGATGTGACGCTGCGGCGTATCTACCGGACGACGGATAACGGCGCGGTATTCTTTCAGTGGGTGGACTTGGACGGCAACGTCCTCACCACCATCCAGGACGACCTTGCGGACGCAGGGCTCTCGGTGTTCGCAGCTCCTGTGCTGGGAACCCCTCCGCGGCTTATCACCATCGCAGAGTTTCGCGGTCGATTGTTCGGGTCGGGCGACACGGATATCGATTTTCTTCGTTATACAGAAACCGGGCTCCAATACTCGTGGCCCGCGGACAACGCGATTCGCATCGCTGGGTTTGGCTCGGACTCCTTCGGCATCGTCGCCCTAGCCGCTCGTCGAGAGGCTCTCTGTGTCGGCCGGCGAAACCTACTCTCACAAATTACCGGCACTGGCGCGGAGAGTAACGGTAACACCGACCTCGACCCGGTGACCATCTCACAGGAAGTCGGCGTTGAATCGCAGGAGACCATGAAGGTGTTCCGCGATGTGGTGTATTTTCTCTGGAAGGACGGCGTCTACACATGGGGAAGTGACGGGATAACGTGCGTCTCGGACGGGGACGCGAGCGGGAAGGGAGCAGTGAGGAGCTGGTTCGCTACCGACAATTACTTCAACAGAGACAGGTTCTCCGTCGCCTTCGCCCACATCGACCCCTACGCGGCCATCTACCGGTTGTTCCTGTGCTCGGCGGGAAGCAACACGATTGACCGTTGGGTCGAGTATTCGATTGACGACAAGACATGGTTTGGCCCTCACAAGACGGGCCTATTCACTCCGGTGTCCGCGTTTACCCGGTCTACCTCGTCAGACAAGAAGGTTCCGGTTATCGGAGCCGCTTCCTCGGTGTTCGAGGAGCAACTCACTCGCACAGATGGCTACGCCGTGCCAGTTGAATTAGACGTGTTGGGGAAACAACACGATGGGGACGAGCCTGACCAACAGAAGGTCTATGGTGAGGTGTCGCTCTTGGGCACCGCCCTGCCGTCTGGAACCTTACAGGTCACGACAGTTATCGGAAAACGCGACACGAGCGGCACCATCGTTGGGCGCACGGTCGCTCAGTTCTACAATATGACAAAAGGACGACAGCGTCTCGGGCGCCTCGGTAACGGGGAGCACGTTCAGTTTCGCTTTGTGAATAGCAATGTCGATGAGGACGTGCAGCTTTATGGTTACGAGGTAGACCCGGTCTTCCTCCTTGGACGGAGATAACATGGCAGGCACACTCGTTACTATCGCGGGACCGGCGTATATCGCATCAAGTGCGACAAACATCTATACGCCGCCCGCTTCGACCATCTACACCGTTATCAAGCACATTCACTTCGCCAACGTCACGACGGCCGCAGTGACCTTCTCGCTTTACGTCGGCGCAACAGGTGGTTCGGCTGGCGGCACGGAGCTGTTCAAGAACTTCACGATTCCGGCGAACGGCGTCTATGATTACTACTGCAACAAGAAGATGCTCTCGACGGACTTCTTAACCGGCATCGCGAGTGCCGCAACATCCCTCACAATTTTGGTTGAGGGCGAACAGGTCGTGGTCTGATGGGGCGCCCACAGCAGTCTCGAATTAAATGGCCCCTCACGCCCTCACAGGTGGAGTCCGTCGATGACATGCTGGAGACGCTCTATAAGAGGATTAAAGCGTTAGAGGACAACGTGGCCTCGACGCTTCTTTCCTCCGGGGGAGGGGGAACGACGACAAGTTCGAGTCTCTTAGGTCCGCCTGGGCGTGATGGTGATGACGGTGCGGATGGTATTCCTGGTCCTGTGGGACCTCCCGGATTCATCGGACCCGCGGGCTTCATCGGTCCCCCAGGGCAAGACGGGGAGGACGGTATCAACAGTGTTTCCACGCTGCTGGGGGCCTCGGCGATTGCCCCTGTCGGCATTAGTGATACGCAAACCGGCACACAGAACGCTTGGGACCTCGGTATCAATGGTCCGATACATGTGCAGTGGGGCGGCGCCTCCGATATCACTGTGAATGGTATTGCTCGCGGCTATCCGGGTTCTGTTCTCTATATCCGCAATGCATCGAATAGCACGATGTATTTCGCGCACGTGAGTGGGAGCGCATCCGCGAGCAATCAGTTACGCAATTACATCGCAAGTGGTTTGACCCCCGTGGCGTCTGGCGGCACTATCGCCTACATGTGGGACTCGACTGCGGGATTGTGGCTGATACTACAACATGCTCAGGGTCAGACCCTGCTGTGGACACCCACAATCGGCGGGTCGGGTGGGCAGAGTGGGCAAGTCTATTCTCTGCAAGAAGGCTATTACCAAGTTATTGGGAACACCGTCAGCATCCAGTTCTCGGTAGTGCTAAGCACGCTGGGGACCATTACCGGCAACGTGCAGATAGCAGGACTTCCCTATACGTCGTTTAACGGCACGACGTTTCGGACTCAGGCAATTCTCGCATGGCAGGGATTCACCACTTCGGTCTATACTGCACAGGGTCGGTTGAAACAAAACTCGACCATATTAGATGTGCTCGCGAATACCGCTGCGGGCACGAGTATTACCACCGCTTCACTCGTGCAAGCCGACCTCTCGAACTCGTCCGGATTTACCGGGGGTCTCGTCTACCCCACCTCGTAGGGATAAAAGGATTCAACTATGGCTTTCGGTGGACCACAGCAGATTATCAACGGCCAAAGCTACGCACAGTATTCCCCGGAATGGTATAACGCCATGCACGCGGAGGCGCAACGCAAAGCCGCCGCATCGGGTCAGGCTGCAGGGGCAGCAGTCGCGGGGGCTGCGAGCGGGCTCCCTGCGAGTCTTGGAGGCTCAGCGACCAGCGTCGGCGGGTCGAGCACCGGGGTCAATCCCCCGCGCGCTTCACTCGACGGACTCCAGGCAGCAGCGGCTAGTGGCACAGGCGCGACTGGGGGAAGCTCCAGTAGCTATCCTGCCGCGACAGGCGGCGCTGGGGGCACGGGAACGGGCGGAAGCACCGGGTCCTACGACCAGATTGCCCCGGTCGATACCAGTGCAGCGACCTCAGCGGAATTCGCGCATGCCAAGGACCAAGTGGGGCAGGAAGCCTCTGGCGCCCTCGCTGGCCTTCGCTCGGCTCTCGGCGGACGCGGGCTCCTGGGTGGTGGGCTCGAAGAGCGCGGCACAGCCTCGGCGGCGAACGCTGCAGCCGGTCAGCTCGGCGATGTGAGTCGGCAACAGGCTGTCACGGCAGCGGACCTTGCCCAGAAGAACGCGGAAGCGAACTTCACGGGCGCTATCACGGAGCGCGGTCAGAACTTCCAGAAGGAAGAAGCCGGCAATTCTCTCGCGAGCAACGAACGGCTCGGTCAGCTCAGCGCCGACGTGCAACAGAGACAGCAAGACATTTCGAATGTGAACGCCAAGCGGGCTCTCGATATCGAGGCGGCTCAGGTGGGCGCACAACAGCGTTCGACGGCACTCGCGGGGTTGGAAGCAGCCCTGAAGGTGATTCCGCCCGACGCGATGTATTAAGAGGAACCCATGCCTTCACCATCTGACGCACTCGCGGCACTCTCGTTGAATGCTGGCGACCCGAACGGGCTCCTCGCAGCCCGACAGAAGAAAGAGGACGCGCTCCTCCAAATGAAACGGAGCCTTGAACTACAGGCGGGCGACCCCCGTCACACGTTCAGCGGCGCCACGAATGCCGACGTCGCCGACGAAGAACAGAATCTCGCGGAGAGCCCGAACTTCGGCGAAGCGGCCAAAGCACACGACCTCGCGGTCACGAACGAGAACGCCGCGATGGAAGACTACAATCGACCGGACGTGACCAAGAAGCGCAACGACCTTGCGGCACAGAAGCTCGCGGAGCTGACGATGCCGAACGTTGAGGCGGCGAAACAGGCTGGAACGAATCAGATTGCGCTGGAGAACACCAAAGCAGCCAACGAACGCCAGCTCACGCAGGAATCCCAGAAGTCCATGCGGGACTTCCTCCAGGGACAGCAGGGACAAAAGGGCGGTGCGATGGGCAGCGGAACGACGTTCCGACCCAACTTTAACGCCAAAGGCGAGATGTCTCTCAGTGGTGTCGCGACTCCTCCGGCCGTATTGGCACAGGAGCACGGGGCTCAGGTGGGGCTCT